CATCGCACCGCCGTCACCCGGCTTCCTTCAGGCGCTTGCGGATCTTCATGCACAGATCGTGCGCCTCCTGGGCCGGGCGCTCGACCCACCGCGTGTAGGGCGTCCACTGCTCATAGGGCACGTCATAGGGCGTGTCCAGCGTCGGCTTCACGGTCAGCGCGCTCTTGGTGCAATTCCAGAGCGCGTCGGCTGCCTGCTGGAGCAGTTCCCTATCGGCGTCATCCACCGCCGTCACCCGTCCAGGTCCGGTGGCGCGGTCAGCAGATCGCGCGGAACGATCGCCCTCCCATCGGGGCCCTGCGTGAAGCTGACCTCTACCCAGTCGTTGCCAGGATGGTCGTAGGTGATAACTCCGCGGACCATCACCACCTTGTCACCTTCGGCCATGGCCATCAGTCCTCCAGGTCCGGCATGGTCCCGGCGCGTTCCAGGTCCTGCGCGATCTCGGCGAGGCTGGCCCACGCCGCCCGGCACGGCGCGCCCGACGGCAGGTGACCGAAACACCTCACGGTCGGCCCCGGCTGCCCCCGCGCGTCCTCCTGGACCCGCAGGAAGAAGCACCGGCAGTACGGGCACGGCCGCTGCGGGAGCGGGCGCCACCGCTCCGCCTCGTCGATCGCGGGCACCCGCATGGCCGCGTCCAGCCGCTGCTCCAGCTCGGAGATGACCAGCCGGAACGCGTCGTCGCCGGCGCCGGCCGCCAGGCGCGGGATCACCTGCGTCAGGACCCTGACCGTGTTGTCGTCCGACCCTCCCCGCGGCTCGTCCCGCCTGCCGGCGCCGACCGCGTAGAGCAGCAGTTCTTCTGCCCACCTGGCGGAGGAGCCGATGGACGCGCAGGCGAAGAACGCCGGGGGGTTGCCGGGGACGGGGGCGGCGGTGTGGCGGCCGACCGTGCCCGCCGCCAGGCCCTCGGCGGACGGCCAGGCGGTCTCGCGGCGCAGGCGCGGCATCAGCCCGGCGAGCAGGTCGCACGCCTCTTGCATGAGGTCCGCCGGGTCGGTCAACGTCTCACCCGCCTCACCCGCCATCGGGAGCTATCAGGAGTCCATCGTATCGGCGCAGGTGACAGCAGGAAGCCCCCGGCCCAGGCCGCCGGGGGCTTCCCCGCCGTCATGCTACGGGCTAGGCGCCGTTCTGGCCCCAGAGCTGGCCGGTGTGGTGGAGGTTGCGCGCGAAGATCACGTGGACGCGGTCGCCGAAGACGCCGATCGAGCCGCTGTTCGCCGGGTCGGTCATCACGTTGCCGTTGATGACCTCGGTGAACTGCACGAACGTGCCGTCACCGTCAGCCGCGCTCGAGGTGAAGGTCTGGAACGGGTTGAACTGGGTCAGGTTGTTGCTGCACGGCCGGAGCTGGGCCGCGGCGAACCCGTCCGGGTTGACCGTGGAGACGCACAGGCCGGAGTCCACGCCGAACGGCGTGTACCGGATGGCCACGGCGTTGGCCGGGGGAGTGGTGACGCCGACGGTGAAGCTGTGCACCCCGGTCACCGTGTACTTCGAGACCGCGGCCGGGGCCACGACCTGGACGGCGAAGTCCTCGGCCTTGTCGTGGCTAGTGCGGGTGAAGACAATGATGGAGTTGCCGGAGACGGCGGTGGTGCCGAGGACGTCGAGGTCGGGCAGGCCGGGGACCTCGGCGTTCCAGGAGCCGCAGGCGCTGCCTGCGACAGCCGTGCATTCCGGGGTCGCCGCGTCCGCGCCGCCGGCCATCCAGGCGGTGACGCCGAGGACGGCCAGGGCCATCGCGGCGGCCAGGGCGATGATGCGTCTGCGCATGGAGCTGTCTCCCGGTGTCGTTGGTTGCGGTCAACCTTACAGACGCGGAACCGGGCCGCGCGGATTACGGGAGCGCGTCAGGCATCGGCTCTCGCTAGGTCGCTGGCCTTCACCCAGTTGTCCGTCGCGCTGCCGTCGGTGCAGCGGTAGCGGATCAGCACGCCGTCATCGTCCGCATGCAGGCTTCCGTGCAGGACGGTGGCGACCATCGGCTCGCCGTCGTCGTCGAGCAGTGCGCCATACCTCGCGGTGACCTTGTCGCCGCGATTGAACTCAGCCATCGTTTTCCTCCGTCGTCTCGCGGGCGGTCCCGATGCCGAACGCGGCGAGCATCAGCGCGCCCGACCGCACCAGCCACGGCGCGTTCGCGTCCGTGACCACCGTGTCATGACCCCGCGCCGCCAGCAGCAGCCGCACATCGGTCACCAGCGCGTACGCAGCATCCGCGTCGACCAAGCTTGCGCTCCTTGCTCGGGGACGCCACGCGCAGGCGATGGCGGACAGGCCGGCGGGGTGCGGCCGGAAGGCCGAGGCCAATCCTAGCGGCCAGGACCGCGGTCATCCCGCCTCAAACGGCGGGTAGATGTAGCCGGGCTGGAGGCGCGGGCAGTCCGGCTCGTGCGTGACGGCCACGTCCTGGTGCAGGCCGCTGGGCGCATTCCCGCACTCGGTGCAGGTCCGGTGCTCCCGGAACACGTGGTCCCACAGATCCTGGCCGCTGCTGACGTATCCGCAGTGGAAGTCGCACGGTGATTCGGTCTCGGCCATCATTCCTCCTCCTGTATCGGCCCGTCGCAGTCCGGGCACCGGGCGCAGCGCGCGCACGACGGGCCGCCGCAGCCGCGACACGGCGTGGACAGGGTGGCGCGGCGGCAGCCCTTGCACCAGGCCAGGACGTCGGCCACGGGCCGCTCCCCGCCGCCGTCAGGCATGGCCGTCGAACCGGGCGATGATGGCGCTCTGCTCGCGCAGCAGGTGCATCGCCTCACCCCAGCCGTCAATGAACGCCTGGGTGACGTCCTGCTGGCCGGTGTGCTCGCGCAGCCCGTCGATGAGGCCAAGGCCGGTCAGCAGGCTAGCTCGCCTGATGACTTCGCGGTCGGCGTCGGTGAGCCGGGGCGCGGCCTCCCGGTCCGCCAGCTCCTTCAGCAGCCACCCGGCCAGCCGGGTACGTTCGCCGGTGCTGGCGCGCAGCGCCAGGCTGACCTCGCGGGCCCGGGCGATGAGTTCCTGGTCGTTCACGGCTTCCTCCCTGTCTTGCCGTTCCTGGCGTGCTGGATGGTCCGGATGTCGCAGCCGACGAGGGCGGCGAGCTCGGCGTTTTTCATGCCGGGGTTGTCGCGGATGGCAATAGCGGCGCGAGCCTGCTTTGTCATGGACGCAACGGCCTTGCGCGGGACCGGCTTGCGCTGCGGCTTGTCACCCTTCTTGTCATGGTCGCTGTCATGGCGCGGGGTGACAACAGCCGCTGTCATGGCCGGAGTGGCCGGCTGCTGCCGGGCGTGCATGTGGGCCAGCGCGGCAGGCAGGCTGATGACCTGCTGCATCAGCGCGGCCAGCGCCAGCACCGCCGCGACCGGCGGTGTCGCCGCGACAGCGTACTTGCCCCACGCCGGGAAGCGGCTCGTGACATGCAGCACGTTGAACGTGACAGACGGGCCGCAGCCAGCGAAGAAGTACCCCCACGCGCGCCAGTCCGGGCGGCCGTCACGCAGCGTCGAGATCGTGATGCCGAGCTCGCCGGCGAGGATGAACAGGTCCACCGACGCCGGCCACGCCCACGCCTCCGGCCCGGACAGCCCGGCCAGGACAGCGAAGCTGTGCAGGCCCGCGTACGACAGCCAGAACCCGACGCCCGTCGCGATGACGGTGACAGCCGCCATGAGCATGTAGCAGGACTCGATGACGCTGATGACCCGGCGCGGCGCGGGCTTGCCAGCCTGCTGCGGCAGGACGGACACGGGGCCGCGCGGCCGCAGCGGCGTCATGGTGAACGGCGCCAGCGCGTGGCCGTTCGCCGTCACGGTGCCGTCGATCGGCGGTGAATGGCGTCCCATGGTGTCATCGTGTCCTCTTGTCCTGGTTGCCGGGGAGATGGTTGCGGGAACGTAACCGTGCGGCCGTTACCAGCCTTCACGCGCGATCTGCGCGATCCGCTCCTCCATGCGCTTCACGTGCTCCTCGCGCATGATGCCGGTGATGCTCTCCCCGGCGGCGACCCTGCGGTCCAGCTCCGCTGAACGCTGCATGTACTCGTCGTAGCCCTGCCACGGCGTTCCCTCATAGCTTTCACGCTGGCCGTCGTCCCCTGCCTGACCTGCGGCGGCTGGACCGCTGCCTGAATTCCGCCCGCTGCTGCCGGAACAGCGCCGGCCGCCTTCTGCTGCTGACCTGCACATGGTTCATTTCCTCTCGGTGATGGCGTCCCCGGCCTGTCCGGGAATCGCGCGGATGACGCGGGGACTCACCTCGGCCCCTTGCCCTGGCATGCCTGGCATTCGCCCGTGCGCGGCCACTCGAACCGGGCGCTCCCGCACCACGTCCTCATCTGGCTTGCCCAGATGCCGCGGTTGCAGATGACGCAGGTGCAGATGCGGACGTCGCCGGGGACAGGCCGGGCTTCCCGGCGCCATCGTCCTGGCTTGATAATGATCATGGTTCGTTCCTTCCGGGAATCGCGCGGATGACGCGGGCGGCCACGGCCGGGTCCGCGACGTAGAAGCAGTTGATGACCGGCGGCAGCTCGCGGCGCACAGGGGGCGGCAGCGGGGCGGCGTCCGGGCGGGTGATCAGCAGCGGGCCCCGCGCGGCGCGGGCGGACTCGCGGCGTTCCTGCGCGCGGATCAGCGCGGCCACCGCGGCGACGGCCAGGACGGCGCACGCGGCCGAGACGGCGGCCACCTCGATGACGTGGGCGGCGACCCAGGTGAATCCCTCCAGCGCGGCCAGCGCCGCGACGGGGGCAGCACCGCCGCCGCCGCAGCCCGCGCAGTGAAGTCCGCTGCAGCTCATTCGGACGCCTCCCCGTGATCAAGGCGGCAAGCCGGGCCGTCGCCTTTGCTTCCGTTGCAGGGCAGGCAGAGCACTTGATAGCCCTGCGGGAAGCCTTGGTCGATCAACCAGCGGTAAAACCGGGTGGTTCTCGCGTTGCTCCGGCCGAAAAGGGCAAGCCGGTGTGCTCGCCCCTCGCCGTTAACGTGATCGATGCTCAGGTCCTTCGCGGTTCCGCAGCACGCGCAGACATGACCGTAGTGGCCGAACACCTCGCCGCGAAGGCGGTCATCTTCCGCGCGCTCCCAGTGACGCTGCGCACCTCGTTGCCTCTCGCGCCACCCCGGCAGATTCGCATCCCGCCAGCGCAGATCATCTTCACTGACCGTTGCGGGGTCGGCGAAGTAGCGCCCTTGCGCGTACTTTGACCGGCATGTCTTGCACCAGGACTGCAAACCATCGGCGGCGCGGCGGTTGCGGCCAAACCTGCTGGCCGGGAGAGGATTTGACCCCTCATGCTCCCGTCGGGAGCAACGCTTGAGCATGATCATCTCGTTCATGACTCCGGGTACCCCGCCTTCTCCTTGGCCTTCTCGACCTTCTCCCGCATCCGGCCCCGCGCCGCGGTGCCGAGGACCGACCAGAAGAACCGGTGCACGGCGGTCGCGCCGATGCGCCTGGCCTGCTTGGTTCCCTTGCACTTGCGGCACCGGCCGTACCGTTTCCGGTTGCTGCCCCGGTTGACTCCCCGGCCCCTGCACCGCGGGCAGGGGCGCAGCGGCCAGCGCAGCAGCGAGACCAGGTACAGCACGGCCACGATGACCAGGACGAGGAACACCTGCAGGCTCACCGGCCATCACCCGCCGTGCGGGCCGGGACAGGACGCCAGGCCCGCATTGAAGCCGGCCTGGTACCCGGCGGAGTAGCCCTGCGCATAGCCCTCGGCATAGCCGATCTGGTAGCCGTCCGCGTATCCGTCGGCGTAGCCCTCCTTGTAGAGGCGGCACGGGTACCGCTGGCAGTCCTCGTCGCCGCAGGCGGCGTGCTCATGGCTGATCACCCCCATGGGCTCGGGTCGGCGATCCCGGCGGCTACCCGGCCGCTGGCCATAACATCGCAGGTCAGCGCGTTACGACTCGTTATCACTGAAACTGGTTTCCGCAGGTCAGGGCACTGTAGGAGATCTCTAACGGTTTCGCGGGGTCTCGTCCTACACACCGGCCGCCTCCCTCATGCCGGCGACCGCCTCAACGGCCGCCCGCTCGCACCCCTGGTTCGGGTTGCGGCCAGGCTCGCGAACGTTCTTGACGGTGACCTCAATGGCGCGGAGCTGACTCGCCACGGCGGCGGGAGTGATGTCGGCATAGACGCCGGGGAAGTGCTCGCGGAGCCGGGCGGCGATCGTCTCGCACCACAACCTGGAGTCGGCGCCGAAGACGGACAGTACGTCAGCGGCGAAGCTGCGCGCCGGCTGGCCGTCATCCTCGCCGAGCGCGTAGCCGGACAGCACCCCGGCCGCCTGCCGCATGGCACGGGCGCGGGCGGCGATCTTCGCGGTCGCGTTCAGGTCCGGATAGTGGGTGCGGACCGCCAGCGGGTCATCCTCACCCTTGAACCAGCCGAGTCCGGCGTCGATCTTGGGCCGGAACTCGCTGGCCCGGTACCCGGCCTTGTACGACCCGGTGCCCAGGATCATGTCGTTGGACACCTGGTCGGGAACCTTCAGGCAGAACCGCACCGTGGCCAGGTCCCGGATCTTCGGCGGCAGCGCGTCGCCGTCGGGCCGCTGGGTGGACAAGATGAGGAAGATGCCGAGCTTGCGGCCCAGCCGCTCGACGTAAGCCAGGTCCTCGACGAACTGCGGGCCGTACTTAGGGTGCAGGATCGCATTCTGGATCTCATCGAAGGTCGCGCAGACCGGCCGTAGCCGCAGGTGCCGCTGGGCGGCCAGTTCACGGGTGAGCTTGCCGTCCGGGCGGACCTCTCGTGGCAGCGCCTTGAGCATCGGGCCGCGGCGGTCCACCTCGGCGCGCAGCTTCCGCGCCGAGGCGGCGGCGTAAGCGATGGACTCGTCATCCAGCCCGGACACGTACCGGTGGCAGACCTGGGCCAGCGGTTCCAGGTCACCGGCACCGGCCAGCTCGTGAATCCACAGGTCGCACACGACATCCAGGGCGGCGCCGCAGTTCAGGACACGGACAGCGGTGGTCTTGCCCTGCCCGGGGGCGGCGCCGATCACCCAGTTCGTCTCGAACAACGGCGCCCCGATGAGCTGGCCGCGCGGGTTGGCCGCGAACGGGACCTGGCCGAACACGTCCGCGGTCCCGGTCTTGAGCAGCGGGTACGGAACCGGCTTGGTCTTGGACAGGTCGTGACGGCCGATCCACAGGTACAGCCGCCCGGCGTTCTCGTGCGGCACCGCCTCGGGCCAGGTCGCCGAGTGCGGGCGGCGCAGCCCGGACGCCAGGGCCTCACGGCGGCGGATGATGTCCGACGCGGTGACGCCGTACGGCAGGTCCAGTTCGACGCCCCACCCGTCGCCGTCACGGTGCACGTCGGAGACCCAGTCCAGGTCCCCGCCGTCCTTGAGCTGCTGGTCGATCTTGGCGATGCCCAGTGACCCGAACCCGCGGCGGATGATGACCGGGGTCGGCACGGTCCAGGCGGGCGGCAGGATGGCGGGCTCGATGATGGGCCGGCCCTCCGGGCGCCCGTGCCACACCAGCACCGGGAAGACGGCCGCGGCGAGCGGGGCCGGCCACCACCAGGGCCCGTACCGGGCCAGCCCGTACAGCGGGACCGCCGCGGCGGCGGCGCAGGCGCCGGTGATCTTCCACCGCGCGCCCCTGGTCTTCTTGCCCTCGGTGTGCGCCCGCATCGCCTCGTGGTGCCCGGCCCGGCCCACGGCGACCGCCTGGGATTCCAGCAGCCACCCCTCGGCCCAGTTCGCCCAGGTGAACAGGCGGCAGGTCAGCCGCCAGGCTCCCTTGTGCGCCAGCCACGACAGCCAGATGACATGCCAGGGCAGCCGCAGGCCGTGGTAGCGGAGCTGGTACCAGGTGCGGCCGGCCCAGTTCCCGAGGGTCTCCGGCAGGCGGTCCCGTGCCAGGGACTCCGGGATGATGTCGCGGCGCTTGCCGCCGGCACCGGTGGTGTCGATGTAGGAGGCGGCGTCCGCGCCCTGCTCCCCGAAGCGGACCGCGCTGCCCGCGTCGGCGGCGCGCAGCGGGATGACCTCGGCGCCCGGCTCGGGCTCGTCCGGGTAGTCCTTGCGCTCGCTCACTTCACGCTCCAGTTCGCGGCGGCGGCGGAGGGGAAGGCCGCCGCCGCCAGTACGGTCAGGCGGCCCAGGCTTCCGGCGGCAGGCCGCGGCGGGCGGCCGCGGCGTCGAGCTCGCGGCGGACCAGGCGGAAGTACGGGGTGATGACCGGCGGCGGGTCGCTGTCGGGGGGCTGTGTTACGTTGGGCATGCCTGGCACCTTCCATCTGGACGTGGAAACCGGCACTGAGAACGGCCCTGTTCACAGCAGGGTCGTTCTTGCTTTGCGGGGAGCGTGTCACCACGGTGTCGCGTCGGCCGGTCATGCAACGATTATTATCGCTATACGCCAAACGATGCAAGAGCGCATCGCGTTCTTATCAAACGTTGCATGAGGAGTAAAGTCTCATGGCTATGAGCCGCTACATCACGACGGGGGACGCTGCCCGCGCGCTCGGCATCAGCTCGGCCACGCTGACCCGGTGGACAGCGGCCGGGATCGTGACGCCCGCCGAGCGCACCGCCGGCGGCCACTTCCGGTGGGACATGACCTCGCTGCGCGCCCAGCTGCGGCGCCGCAACCTCGGCGAGCACGACGTCACCGCCGAGGACATCGCGCGGGTCGTCCACGCCGCGAACCGGGAGCTGCAGATCGTCCAGGGCGACCCGGCGCCGTCACCGCCGTGGGACGAGGCCCCGGACTACCAGGTGAAGCAGGCGACCGCCGGGGTGCAGGAGGTCTTGCGGGACCCGGACCTGACCGCGGAGCGCTCGCACGAGTTGTGGGCGGAGCGGATGCGCGCCGACGGGTGGACCTACGGCGAGGTGAAGGACCGGGAGCGGAAGACGCACCCGACGCTGCTGCCGTTCGGCGAGTTGCCCGCAGAGCAGCAGCTGAAGGACCGGCTGTTCATCGCCATTGTCCGGGCGCTGACCTAGCTCCCGCGCCCGGCGGGTGACAAGCCGGTCACGGCCTGCTAGCGTCCGGGGGCGGAGGTGGTCATCGTGACCGGTTTTTCTAACGGGAACTCGTTCAGCGGCAGCAGCAGCTACGGCGACAGCATGGGCAACGCCATCGGGACAGGCCCCGTCAGGTGGCCGGTGCCGCGGTGGAAGTTCGGGCTGCGCGTGTCTGACGACCGGGGCGGCATGTAGCAGGCGTCGTGCCGCGCGACGGCGAGCGGATCACCGTGGCGCTGACCCCGGAGGCCGCGGCGGCGCTCGCCCGGCTCCAGGCGCGGACCGGGCTGTCCAAGACCGGCCTGGTGAACCGGGGGATCTCGCTGCTGGAGCTCGTCGACGGGCAGGCCGCGGCGGGCGGCAGGGTGCTGATCCAGCCGCCGGACGGCCCGGCCGTCGAGGTCAGGTTTCTCTGACCTGCTTGCCTTCCGCCGCCCGGTTACGTAGCGTGCGCCACATGGAGGGGACCCCGCTGCTGCCCGGCTCGCTCGCCGAGTTCCTGGCCGCGCACCCGAAGGTCAAGGTCGACCCCGCTCCCGTCGAGGGCACCTGGCACGCCACGGTCAGCCTGGACTGCGGCCACGGCTACGTGCACGCCCGGGACGAGGCGGAGCTGCTCGCCAAGCTGACCGCCGCGCTGGGCGGCTAGGGCGCCTGGCCGCCGCTGACGACCCCCAGGCGGGGACGCTCGGCCATGGCCGCGGCGTAGCCCGCGGTGAACCCGCGCTCCCGCTCGGCCTCCATGACGGCCTCGTCAGCCCGGCAGCGGCCCGCGATCGCGCCCAGCCGCTCGAAGACGTCCAGGCACAGCCGGGCCATCTCCAGCGCGCCCTCGCTGGCCGGGTGCGCGGCCAGGCCGGCGACGGACTTAGCGCACGCCTCCGCCGAGGCGATCAGGGCGTACCGCACGTCCGCCCAGCCGCCCGCCCGCGGGTCGGGTTTTCTCTCCGGGTCGTCCGGCGCGGGGCCGCCTGCGCTGCGGCGCGCGGGTTCAGCCATCGTGGCATACCCTCCCAGGCCAGGCCCGCCGCGGGGTAGCAGGCGCGTCTCACAATGTGACAATCCCTGAAGCTTCGTCTTACGCGATGCACGTGCAGTAGCGCAAGTGCTTGCGGAAAACACGCGGTGACTGCCGTGCGCAGGCGTCCCGTTACTAGCGCTCGCGGGCCCGGGAACGTTACACGCGCAGGTCAGGCTATGCGCCGGCGCCCTCACCGGAGTTCGGGGGGAGCCGGCCGGCGGCGCGGCGCTGGATGTCGGCGATGAACCATATCCGGTCACCGATGTCCCAGTCGGCGGCGTACTTGTCCCAGTCCCGGGCGTCGGGGGTGCCCTCGCCGAACAGCTGGGCGCCCGACGGGTCGGCGACGCCCTGCATCCGGAGCAGGTCGACGCGTCCCCTGATCCGGTCCGCGTACGGGCGGTCGGCCGCGGTGCGGCCCTCCTCGGACGCTATCCACCCGGGCGGCTCGCCGGGGACGGGAAGCGCGGCAGGGGGCGCGAGTGCCGGGCCAGCCGGGACCAGCGTGTCCGACTCCCCGGACAGCACGGCCAGCATCGACTCATAGGTGACCTGGTACGCCGCCGCCATCTCCTTCAGCGTCCCGGGCGGCCAGCGGTTGGCCCTGCGGTTGCTCTCCAGGTCGTCGACGCGGCGCGTGTTCGGGTTGCCGTCCGGGGTCAGCGGCAGCCGGGCCCGGGCGAACGTCGTCCGGAACTGGTGGCCGAGAGTGACGCGGCGCCGCTCGAGGAGGAGCTCGCCGAGCAGCTTCCACCTGTCCTCGGGTGCCCAGATCGCGAGCCGCTTCCGGTTAGCTGCCATCGCGAATGCCCCTTTTACGCCTGGAGTTACCGCCCCGTAACTGACTTTGACTGACGGGGAGGTTGCCGTCAAGCAACCTCCGCTGACTATGTAAAGAGCCAGCGTACACCGTATCTAGCCAACTTCTGTCCAACTTCAGGCAACGGGTCGATGGCGGCTTTTTTTGGCCAGTCGTTTGACGACAGTTCCCGATACGGTCTAATGTCGTCACATGCCGGACACCCCGACCGCCCTGCCGGACAAGGCGAAGATCCGCGCGCTGATCAGGGAGCGCGGTTACGAGATCGGCGACCTGGCCCGCAAGATCGGCCGGCCCCCGGCGACCCTCTACGCCATCACCGGCCGCCGCAAGCCGAAGCCGACAGGCATCAAGATCCTGCGCCCGCTCGCCGAAGCCCTGTCCACGGCGGCGCGGCCCGTCAGGGTCAGCGACATCAGCGACTGGACCGGCGACGACGACGACATCGAGAGCGAGCCGGAGCCGAAGGTCCCGGCCGCCTAGACACGAAAAACGGCCCGGCCGTTTACGGCGACCGGGCCAACGAGCGGGATACGTCTCGCTCCACAGAATAACAAATCGAAGGGATACGACTCAATGACCGGCTACACACCCGCCGAGCAGGCCATCCGCGCAGCGCGCGGCCTGCCCTACGCCACCGGCGCCGACGAACCGCCCGCCTGGCACGACCAGCCCGGCACGCAGCCGGAAGCGAGGTCAGCGGCATGACCACCATCAGCGTCACCGAGGCGCACCTCACCGAGGGCGTGCGGTCTTCATGCTCGCGCTGCCCGGTGGCCCTGGCCATAGCGGACGCCTTCCCGGGGGCCACTTACGTCTGGGTCGGCGGTGCCACCGCCGACGTCGAGATTGACGGGCGCGAGGTCAGTTTCGACCTGCCGGGCGAGGCCGAGGAATTCATCGGCCGCTTCGATGACGACGGCTTCGGCGAGCCCTTCACCTTCGACGTGGACTACCCGGCGGTGACCTCATGACGGGCGGCACGCTCGCGCTGGGCTGCTCCTTCGCGGCGCTCTGCATCCTCCTCGGGATCATGATCGGCTGGCCCATCGGGCACTGGCGCGGCATGAGGCACGCCGCCCGCGACGCCGAAGACGCCTCATGGCAGCAGACCGACGCCGAATGGAAGGGACTCGCGGACGCCACCCCCGACCCGGCGCCGCTGCCCGTCCAGCCAGTAGTGCGCGCCGGGCCCGGGAAGCACCGGCACCCCGCCGGGCCCCGGCACGCCGGGTACCTGCCCGCGGAGACCAGCCCGTGGGCCGGCACGATGACCCTGCCCGCCCCCGGCCAGGCACCCCCGTGGGACCAGCCGCCAGACCGGATGCTGCACGTCCAGGGCGTCCTGCGGGCAGACGAGGCCGCGCGCATCAAAGAGGCGCTGGAACCGCAGACGGAAGTGCTCGAGCCGACCGCGGCGGACTGCCGCCGCCCGGACACGCTGACCGACACGGGATGGACCCGGCAGGAGGCCAGGAGGCTGGCGGAGGAGATGGACCGGGACATCGAACGCATGGAGCAGGACGCGTTCGGCTGGATCGCCGAGCGCATCGGCGCCACCGACAGCACCCTGAAAGAGATCACAGGCGGTGCGCGATGACCGCACAGGAACTAGCCGGGATGCTGCTGCAGTACCCGATGGCCGAGGTGTCCATCGAGGCACTCGATGCCGATGGCCGACCGTCAGACTGGCCGGTTACCGGCGTATCGCTAGTGGCTGGCCGGATGGTGATCTCATGAACGGCCCGCAGAACTACCGCGAGGCCGACCTGATCCTCACCGGGCCCCGCGACCCCTGCGAGTACGGCTGCCCGCACACCGGCTGCCCTCACGAGATGGCGGCGATCACCCGCGCCATCGCGCACGGCCTGCTCTCCCTCACCGCCGCCGTCATCGCCACCGCCGGCCACAGGATCAACCCGGCGAACCGGCGCGAATGGCTCATGGCCACCGACCCGGACTACGCCGCCGAGCAGGCAGCGGAGGTGACCCGGTGACCGGCCGTCGCGTCCATGCGGGCTGCGGCCTGCGCAACCCCTTCGTTCCATGGCTGTGGGCCGCCCTGATCGCGTCGCAGGGCATCATGTGGCCGGTCCTGCTGCTGACCGGAAGCTGGCTCGCCTACCTGGCATGGCTGCCGTGGCTGCTCGTCCTTGCCCTGCTGCTCCGGTGGGAACGGGTGCACTCGCCCGAGAAGATGTACCGGACGTGGTCGCCGTGAGCTGGACCGACATGATGACACCCTGGGACGCCGGCCCCGCAGCCCCCGACCCGCTGCGGACCATCATCCTCGGCGGCCTCGCCTACAGCGCCCTCGACCTCCGCGAACGCATCACCGGGGACTGCGCCGACTGCGCCGACGGCGAGCCCTGCCCCGACCACGCCGAGGCCGCCGACCTCGCCGACCGGTTCGAGCACGCCTACATGCAGGTCGCGAACGGCAGCACCGCCTGGTGCGACCTCGCCGTGAAACTCATCTCGGAGATGAACTGATGACCGCCGCGGACATCGCCGAGGCCGGGATCGTCGTCACCGAGCCCGGCGTCTACCCCTACCTGCCGGAGGACATCTACCACGCCGACCCCGTGCCCGGCGGGTCACTGTCGGCATCGGGGGCTAAGCTCCTGCTGCCCCCGTCGTGCCCCGCCCTGTACCGCTACCGGCGCGACCACCCGAAAGTCTCCGCCGTCTTCGACTACGGGACCGCCGCGCACAAGTTCGTGCTCGGCACCGGCCCGCAGATCGCCATCGTCGACGCGCCCGACTGGCGGACGAAGGCCGCGCAGGACGCCCGCAAGGAGGCCCGCGCCTCCGGTGCCGTCCCGCTGCTGGTCAGCGAGTACGGCGAGATAGCGGACATGGCCCGCGCGATCGAGCGGCACGAGCTCGCCGGGCAGCTGTTCAGGCCCGGCCGGGGTGAGGCCGAGCAGTCCCTGTTCTGGCAGGACCCCGACTACGGGATCTGGCGGCGGGCGCGGCTCGACTGGCAGCTGCCCGGCCTGCGGCTGATCATCGCCGACTACAAGACCACGGCCGACGCCAGCCCGGCCGCCATCCGCAAGACGGTCGCGAACCTGAATTACCACATGCAGGCCGCCTGGTACACCGACGCCATCGCCGCGCTCGGCATCGGCGACGACCCGGCGTTCCTGTTCGTGTTCCAGGAGAAAACCCCGCCGTACCTCATCACCATCGCCGAGCTCGACGGGGACGCGATTCGCGCCGGGCGGCACCGCAACCGGGACGCCTGCGAGATCTGGCGCGACTGCACCGCCGCCGGCGTCTGGCCCGGCTACACCGACGACATCGAGCTCATCACGCTGCCCCCGTGGGCCGCGCGCACCGAGGGGGACTACTGACATGACAAGCACCGCACTCGACCTCAACCACCACCCGGCCACGGCCCTGGCCATCCAGCCCGGCCAGATCGCGTGGGACCGCACCCAGCTCGCCGCGCTCAGTCAGCTCGGGCTGGAGGATGCAGGCGACGGCGACCGGGCCGTGTTCCTGCACGTCTGCCAGCGCACCGGCCTCGACCCGTTCGCCCGGCAGATCTACATGATCGGCCGCAACGAGAAGGTGCCCGGCACGCGCGACCAGTGGCGCAAGAAGTGGACGATCCAGACCGGCATCGACGGGTTCCGGGTCAACCGCTCACGCGCCGAGAAGGACGCCGGAGTACGCGGCATCCTCGGCCGCGCGCTGTTCTACGACCACGAGGGCAACGAGTACAGGGTCTGGGTCCAGCCCCGGCCGCCTGTCGCCTGCGAGATCACCTACACCGTCAGGGACCCCGGCGGCGGCGAGACACCCTACACGTCCGTGCTGCGGTTCGCCGAGTACGTCCAGGTCAAGGACGGCAACCCCATCGCCCAGTGGGCCACCAAGCCCGCCCACATGCTCGAGAAGTGCACCGAGGCCGACGTGTACCGCAAGGCGTTCCCGCAGGACTTCAGCGGCATCTACCTCGACGACGCCATGCCCCCGCAGGAGGACGCGCCGCCCGCCCCGCCGCGCGGCCGGGTCACCGCCGGCGAGATCGTCAGCCGGCAAGAACCTGCGGCGGAGGATGACACCCTTCCCGGGTCCGGGCGTGCCGTCGCCGGGGACGAGGCCCGGGCCGCCGCCGGCGAGGTGCGGACGCAGACGGACCCCAGGGCTGCCGGGGCTGCCTCTCCTCGGGGTGCGCAGCCGCCTCCGCCGCAGCCCGAAGACGGCCCGCGGCCGCCGGCCCGCGCCACCACCGGGCAGCTCAGCATGCTCGGCCAGCGGCTCGGCAAGCTCGGCGTCGAAGACGAGAACCGGCTTGGCACCCTGGAGAAGCTCGCCGGGCGCGACCCCGGCGATCCGCAGATCAGCAAGCCGGCCGACCTCACCCAGGACGAGGCCGCGCACATCAGGGGACTGCTCGACCGGTGCAACGGCGACCGGGGCGCCCTCGTCGAGCTGCTCGCCACCGGCCAGCTGCCCGAAGCGGGTGACGGCGATGACTGACGACCCGCACGTCCGCGAGGTCGGCCGCATCGACTGGGAGGCCGGCGATGGCGTCGCCGGGATCCCGCTGCAGGTCGGCGTGGACTACGACACCGTCACCATCGGCTGCGGCGCCATCCGCTGGCGGCTCACCGCCGCGCAGCTGGAGGAGCTCGCGCAGCTGATCGTCTCCGCCACGTGGGAGGCGGCCGCGCACCAGGGCAGCAAGCTGGGTCAGCTAGAGGCTGCGGCGGCGGCGGGCGGTGCGCCGTGAACGCCGCCTGCCTCCGCCGCACCGCCGCCACCCGCGCCGCCAGGACCCTCCTCGCCGCAGCCGTACCCGCCGCCTGGGCCATCGGCCGCGCCCGCGCCGCCATCCTCCGCGCACGGTGGGCCTGGCGCTGCCGCGGCAACCCCCCCGTCCGCGATGAGGGCGGCGAGAAGCTGAGCCGCGAGGAGTTCCAGGTCCTCGGCAACCTCGCCGCCGGCCGCGACGTGAGGGCCAGGACATGAGCCCCCACTTCCTCGCCGTCGCCCTGGCCGTGTACGCCGCCTGCGCCGTGACCGGCATCCTGCCCGCCGCGGTGCTCGCCGCGCGGGCGCGGCAGCCGGTCCTGGCCGCCTTCGCCATCGCCGTCGGGCTGTTCACCGCGGCGGTCCTCGCCTGGGCCGGGGCGGACCTGTGGTGAGCAAGCTGCCGGCCGGGGCCAGGGCTGGGCTCAGCGCGGCCCCGGCCGGGTAACGCACGACGCGCCGGCATGCCGCGCACAACGCATGCCGCCTGGCGCAGGGGACGGGAGCCGGTTCGACACCGGCCGCCAGGACGTGACAGGAACAGGACGCATGAGCCGCCGGGAGGCGCTGCAGATGGCCCGGGCACTTCCCACGAAATACCCAAAGGACCACGGGATCCTTTACCGCTCGCGCGGCGAGGCGCGCTGGGCGGTGTTCTTCGACCGGCTCGGAATCGTGTTCGACTATGAATATCAGGGATTCGCCACGGGCCGCGAAGCGTACCTTCCGGATTTCCTGCTGGCTGGCCAGGCTCTATGGGCCGAGGTAAAGCCGTCTGTTGACGCGGACCCTGACGGGGTAGCGAAGCTCAGGAACTTCATCGCGGCCCGGAGACTTGAACGCGGCGTAGTCCTCACCTCCCTGCAACCCGGCGAGATGACGTTCCTGCTCATGGGGCCAGACGGCCATGGCGATACATGGGATGACGACCGCGCTACCTGGCTGACGTGCCCGGACGGCTACCACTACGATGTCCAGCCGGTTCCTGAGCGAGGCTGCCGCCATTGCCCGAGGGAAGGCGACTACTGGTATTACGCCGAAAAGATCGAGGAGGCGTCCGCGTTCGCGCGTTCATTCCGTTTCGACCGGCGGTGATCGGTGGATGATGCGCTTGAGCTCGTACTCGGGAAGCTGGACGGCGTCCGCCAGCACGGCGGCTACTGGATGGCCCGGTGCCCCGCCCATGACGACAACGAGGCAAGCCTGTCCGTCGCGCGCGGGACAGAGCAGCCGGTCGTCTTCAAATGCCACGCCGGATGCGACCGCGACCTCATCCTCGACGCCCTCGGACTCACCCTCGCCGACGTCAGCAACCCGCGCGAGGGTGACGGCAGCAGCTCCTGGCGCGGCGACCCGATCATCGCCACCTACGACTACGCCGATGAGCACGGCAAGCTGCTGTTCCAGGTCTGCCGGACCGCGGGCAAGCAGTTCCCGCAGCGGCGACCGGACCCTTCAGCGAAATCCGGGTGGGCGTGGAAGCTCGGCCGCACCCGGCGCGTCCCCTACCGGCTGGCAAAGCTCATCGCCGCCGTCGCCGCGGGCCGTCTCATCTACATCACCGAAGGCGAGAAAGACGTCCACGCCATTGAGGCCGCAGGCGGCGTGGCCACCACCAGTCCCGGCGGCGCCGGTAAATGGCGGGTCGAATACGACAGCTGGTTCGCCGGAGCCGATGTCATCATCATCGCCGACCGCGACGAGCCCGGGCGGGCCCACGCCCGCACCGTCAGGGAGCACCTGCAGCCCGTCGCCCGCACCGTGGCCGTGTTCGAGGCCGCCGAAGGCAAGGACGCCGCCGACCACCTCGCCTCCGGGCACAGCCTCGCCGAGTTCATCCACTCCGGGACCGGGCAGCCCCCGCCGCCCGCGGAACTGTGGGACGGCGCCCGGATCCTCGACGGCGTATACGCCTTCCTCGGCCGGTTCGTCGCCTACCCCTCCGAGGCCGCCCACGTCGCCCACGCCCTGTGGTGCGCCCACGCCCACTTCATGGACACCTGGGACTCCACGCCCCGCATCGCGTTCCTGTCCCCTGAGCCGGGGTCCGGCAAGACCCGCGCCCTGGAGGCCACTGAGCTCCTCGTCCCCCGGCCCGTCGAGGCCATCAACACCACCCCCGCCTACCTGTTCCGCAAGGTGTCCGACCCGGACGGGGCGCCCACCATCCTCTACGACGAGATCGACACCCTGTTCGGCCCCAAGGCCAAGGACAACGAGGAGATCCGCGGCATGCTCAACGCCGGCCACCGCCGCGGCGCCATGGCCGGCCGGTGCGTCGTCAAGGGGAAGATAGTGGAGACCGAGGAGCTGCCCGCCTACTGCGCAGTCGCCATGGCCGGGCTCGGTGACCTCCCCGACACGCTGCTGTCCCGCTCCGCCATCATCCGCATGCGGCGCCGCGCGCCCGGCGAGACCGTCGAGCCGTTCCGCCGCCGCGCCTGCAAGGACGAGGGCCATGCGCTGGCCGCGCAGCTCGCCGCGTGGGCGGCCGCCGCGTCACCGCAGATGGAGGGCGTGTGGCCGGAACTCCCGGACGGGATCGTAGACCGCGACGCCGACGTGTGGGAGGCGCTGATCGCGGTCGGCGATGCCGCCGGCGGCAACTGGGGCGAGCGCGCCCGGGTAGCGGCTGTAGCGCTTGTAGCGGATTCTAAGGCAGCCAGTCCCAGCCTCGGCATCCGGCTGCTCGCCGACCTCCGGGAGGTCTTCGGCGACGCCGAGGCCATGTCGGGCGAGGAGATCCTGACCGCCTTGCACGGCCTGGAGGAAGCACCCTGGTCTGACCTGCGGGGAAAGCCGCTGAACGCCCGCGGTCTCGCCTCCCGGCTCCGCCAGTACGGGGTCAGGTCCGTCAATGTCCGCATCGGCGGCTCGGTCCCCAAGGGCTACCGCCGGGAGGACCTGCACGACCCGTGGTCCCGGTACCTGCCGCCTGTAGCGGATAAACCTTCTCAATCCGCTACAGCGTCCGCTCCATCCGCTACACAATCATCAAACGGCCAGCTCACATACCCCCCCCCGTATACAGATCAGGCTTCAGGACCGGCTACCTATAGTCCCGCTACATCCGCTACATGCAAAGTGTGCGGCCTCCCGCTCGATAAGGCGCTCATCGCCATGGGGGACGTCACGCATCCCGGCTGCGACCCAGTGCCCTGGCCGCCCGGGACCATCGGCGAAGGAGCATCCGAATGAAAAACAGACCGGGGACGGAGAAGCGCGGCGCGGCGATGGCCCGCCAGCTGCTCGGCTACGAGGGCGGCGACGCCGCGTGACCGCCGCGAGCGAGGTCCGGGCCGCGTTCACCGACCTGGTCCGGATGCAGGTGTGCGAGCTGGTCATCCCGTCCGGCGGCCGGGTGTACCCGCGGCCCGGCGAGGCGAAGATCGGCGTCGCTCATCCGGGATGCCCGGTCATCGCGGACCTGGAAGTCGGGCTGGACGCGTTCTGGTGCCCGCAGTGCCAGTGGAACGGCCGGGTGTCCGGCGCGTGGTGCGCGGACCTGATCCGCGCGGCGGTGACCGCGTGACCGCCGTCCTGGCCGTGATCGGCCGCGCCGTCGCCTACGTGACCCTCGGCCTGGCCGCCCTCGCGGGCATGCTCTGGGCAGCTCTCAGCCCGCTGCCGCCCGTGCCGGCGGTGCGGCTCGCGGTCATGTTCGTGACGTTTTCCGGCTCCGGCGTGGCGCTGGAATGGCTCGGGAAACGACGCCGGAAGGGGCGCGCGATGAGCGACGGACCGGGCCTGGCGTGCCCCGGCTGCGGAAGCCCGGACGTGGACCTCCGGCGGGGGCTGCTCTGCGGGACATGCGCGGAAGCCGCCGCTGCGGAGGGAGACCGTGATGGGTAACCGCATGTCGTGGTGGGCGTACGCCGCGTTCGCGGTCTACGTCGCCGCGATCGTCGCCTCGAACTGGATGATTGGCCACGTGGGCATCCCGACGGTGCCGGGTGGCCCGCACCTGACCCCGGTCGGGTTCGGGCTGTACGCGCCGTCCGGGGTGTGGGCGGCGGCGGTGAGCTTCCCGGCCCGTGACGTGACCCAGCGGCTCGGCGGCCGGTGGCTCGGCGTCGCGGCCATCGTGGTGGGAGCTGGCGTGTCGTACCTGATCGCCGACCCGCGCATCGCTGTCGCGTCAGGGGTTACCTACCTGTGCTCTGAGGCCGCCGACATGGCCGTCTACACGCCGCTGCAGCGCCGCTGGTTCGTCCCGGCCGTGTTCGCGTCGGGGTGCGTGGCGATCGTCGTGGACTCGGTCCTGTTCCTGCACTTGGCCGGGCTGCCGTCCGGCGCGGCGGCCGTCGCGGGGCTGGTCCTCGGGAAGTTCTGGGTGCAGCTCGCGGCGGTCCCCGTGGCGTGGTCGCTGCGCCGCAGCGGGCCCGTAGCCGTCACTAGCCGCCCGGAAGCGAGTCCGGCATGATCATCATCCGCATGCCCGTCGCCAAGCGCTGCCCCTACGCGGCCGAACTCGACGCCGGCGAGCTCACCATCACCCTGCCCGGCGACGCCCCCGAACTGCATGGCCTCGCCAGGCAGATCGGCACGCTGGGCCGCGACGGTCTCGTCGGGATCAGCCATGAGGAGTTCAGCCGGCAGGTTCTCGGCCTGCTGCCGCGCCCCGCACTGGTAGTGACCCGCTGGCGTACCGGCCCGTGGGACGTGGAGGTGCGAGACGGCGATGATCTACTTCGCGAACCCGTCGAACTCGCGAGTGCGTGACGCCATGACGGCGGGGCTCCTCGGCGCGATTACCACCCCGGCGCAGGGAAACAAGATCGGCGGCCTGCCGCTGTGGTGCGCTGACAACGGCTGCGGGCCGGGCGTGCGAGGCATCGGCAAGGGTTACCCCGGTGACGAGGCGTGGCTGGCGTGGCTCGCTGAGTTGGCCCCGCACGCCTCCCGCTGCGCGTTCGCGGTCGCGCCCGACGTCGTAGGCCACGCAGCGGCGACGATCGAGCGGTCGCTGCCGTTCCTGCCCGTGATCCGGGCCATGGGCTACCCGGCCGCGTTCGTCGCCCAGAACGGCCAGGACCGCCTGCCGGTCCCGTGGGATGAGTTCGACGTGCTGTTCAACGGCGGCGACGACGAGTGGAAGCTGGGCGAGCCCATGGGACGCCTGGCCGCTGAGGCTAAGGCGCGCGGCAAGCGGCTGCACATGGGCCGGGTCAACTCGCTGAAGCGGATGCGTCACGCCCGCGCCCGCGCCTACGACAGCTGCGACGGGACGTTCATCCGCTTCGGCCCGGACATCCGGCTGCCCGAAGCGCTCGGATGGCTACGGGACGCCAACGATCAAGGGATGCTATGGGAGGCGTCGTTATGGGTGACGACCTGCTGAACGGCCGGCCGGCCACGGACTTCGAGCTCGCCGCGGTCGAGCACGGCCGCAAGTGCGAGCTCGACCGGGACGCGGAGGTCGTCGCGGGGCTGCTGTCGGAGTACCCGCGGGCCGAGCTGCCGGCGGGCCGGCCGAGGCATGTGACGGACCTCGAGGTGGACTTCGCCACCGCCAGGAGACGGCCGTGACGCGCCTCGGCCGGCTCTTCCCGGACCCGGACGCGGACCGTGCCGCGAGGCTCCGCGCGGCGCACGGGAAGGTGAGGCTGTACCGGGAGGCGGGCTGCGAGGTCCCGGCCCGGCTGGCGCTGCTGGAGAGCGAGTACCGCCGCTGGCGCAGGAGGGTGCGGTCCGGCCGGGCTGCGGAGGTGCCCCGTGCCGCGTGACCCGTCCGTGAATCCGAACCGGGGCTCGCCTGACGTCCTGCACGGCGGAGAGCCCCGGCTGACGCAGGAAGAGATCGCGGCGGCACTTGCCGCGAGCCGGGCTGAGCATTCAGCCCTGGCAGCCGAGGACGCGTTCCTTACCGCGCTGCTGGCGGGCAGCGGGCGGCTGGTGCTGCCCGGCGGAGGGCTGGCATTCCACGGCCAGGGTGCTTATGCCACGATCCGCTACGCGTCAGGCGCGGGCCGGTGGCGGCTGACGCTGGAGCGTGCGGCGTGACGGGCCGCCCGGAGGCGCTCGCCGGGTGGCGTCATGCAGCCTGACGACGGCTACCCGGAGGGCTGGCGGGAGCAGGGCTGGTGCTGCCGGGAGTGCGCGGTGACGGCCTGGCGGCTGGCGCAGGCGATGGGGCTGGCGGGGGCGTACGGCACGACCGCCGGCGCGCTCCCCGACGGGGAGGTACCCGGTGGCTGAGCCGTACTACGCCGACGAGGACGTGACGCTGTACCTGGGGGACTGCCTGGCCGTGCTGCCGGGGCTGCCTGACTGCTCGGTTGACGCGGTCGTGACGGACCCGCCCTACGGCCTCGAGTTCATGGGTCGCGAGTGGGATTCGTTCAAGCCGTCTGCTGCACGGGTCCGCACAAGGGTTGACGGGCGCACGAACCCGGTTGAGGGCAAGTCGGTCACGGCGACGCCGGAGGCGTACATCGCAGGGCAGCCATTCCAGCGCTGGTGCGAGGCGTGGGCGGCCGAATGCCTGCGGGTGCTGAAGCCGGGCGGCTGGCTGCTGGCGTTCGGCGGGACGCGCACGTCTCACCGCCTCGTCTGCGGCATCGAGGACGCCGGGTTCGAGATCCGCGACTCCACGGCGGACCTGACCGGCTATGACGCGCCGGGCCTGATGTGGGTGTACGGGTCGGGGTTCCCGAAGTCGCGGGACGTGTCCAAGGCCATCGACAAAGCGGCCGGGGCAGAGCGTGAGGTGGTCGGCCGCTATAAGCACCCTGACCGCGATGATGACTGGTCCAGCTATCCGTCGTGCTCAGCAGTCAAGCCGAGCAAGGACGCCTACGGCGATTTCGCGGGCCGTGTCATGGACGTCACCGCTCCCGCCACGGAGGACGCGGCCCGCTGGGAAGGCTGGGGGACGGCGCTGAAACCCGGCTGGGAGCCGATCGCGGTGGCCCGCAAGCCGCTTGCCGGGACGGTGGCGCAGAACGTGCTGGCGTACGGCACGGGCGCGCTGAACGTCAACGGGTGCCGCGTGGAGACAGCCGACAACCTCAGTGGCGGCGCGCACGCCCGCAACGGCTCCGAACGGCACGACGGGGCGGAGAACTGGCGCTTCAGGATCGGCGGCGCGGGCGAATATGAGCAGCCGTCAGGCCGCTGGCCGCCGAACGTCGTGCTGGGCGAGGAAGCCGCAGCCGAGCTAGACCGCCAGAGCGGGGTGCTGCAGGGCGGCGGTCGCCTTGATGCGGCGGGTATCAAGGCAGAAAACAAGATTTACGGTAGACGCCCTGAAGCGCGGAATGGCATTTGGGAGAGGGACATCGGCGGCGCGTCCCGGTTCTTCCCCGTCTTCCGCTACGAGGCCAAGGCTCCCGCGTCCGAGCGGCCCCGCCTGCCCGACGGCACCGCGCACCCCACCGTCAAGCCGGTCGGCCTGATGGCGTGGCTCGTGCGGCTCGTCACGCCGCCCGGGGGTCTGGTCCTGGACCCGTTCGCGGGCTCCGGCGCGACCGCCGAGGCGTGCATCGTCGAGGGGTTCCGCTGCGTCCTGATCGAGCAGGACCCGCCGTCCGCCGAGCTGATCAAGACGCGGCTGGCCAAGCCGATCCAGCCGGTCATGTTCGGGCTGGAGGCGGGGTGATCCCGTTGACCGCAACGCTGACAGCAACCGGGAACATGGACTCCAGTGGACAGGAGCCGACATGAGTGCCTTTACCTGGGTTTTCCGCACTGTAGTCCACTGCTGTCCGTCGTTGCCTACGACTACGGATCAGAAGGCTGGGGGTTCGAATCCCTCCGAGCGCGCCACGCTGACCAGCGGAAATACTACGGGTGCTGACCTTCTGACGGGTTGCGGTCGGTTGAATGACCGCAACCGTGACAGCAACCGGCGGCGGTCATGAGCGCGTGGCAGCCGTGCGGGCGCAGGGCGACGCCACGAGGAGGCGGATGCGTCGTGACCGATTCCAGTACCGTCGGCCCGCTGCCCGCGCCGGGCGAATGGGACATCAGGTATGCGTGATCATGTTCGATGCCCGCACTGCGGGGGTTGCCTGACCTGTCGAATCCACACTGCGAGCATTGCCTGCGGCGGGACATTGAAGTCCCGGCGCGACGAGAATCTTCCGCTCGTGCTGTCGATTGCGTGCGCAGAGTGGCGGCACGATGAGTGCGATACGTTCCGGTGCGACTGTCAGCATCACAGGAGGCCGACCTCATGACCGATTCCAGCACCGTCGGCCCCTTGCCCGCGCCGGGCGAATGGAACAGCACCGTCGAGCACAGTCTCGCCAACCCGACGCACATCCTCGGCCCGTACGAGGACGATGACGGCGTGACGCACGTGCGCTGCGACGGTGATGGTGACCCGTACGAGCCGAGCAGCTGCGACTTCACCACGGAGCCCTGACTTGATGGATGACCTGACCGCGTTCCTGGCCGCGCGGCTGGGCGAGGACGAGGCGGCGGCGAAGGCCAACATCGGAGCCGGTCCCGGCTGGGTCCACGGTCTCGGCGACACGGAGAACTTCGGCCCGTCGTGGCCGGACTACCAGACCTATGACAGCGAGGAACTCTCCGCAGCCGAGGATTACCTTGACCGCTTCCGTCCGCTCCGCGTGCTCCGCGAGGTCGAGGCCAAGCGGGCGATCGTCCGCCTCGCGGCCAAGGTGCGGGAGTGGACTGATGGTTCCGCGGGAGCAACAGCGGGATATGCGGCGGCCGTCGTCGGTGACACGCTACGCGCCCTTGCCGCCGTCTGGAGCGATCACCCGGATTACCGGCAGGAGTGGAAGCCCTAGCGCTGGCGCAGCCCTTCGAGTACCCGGTCCATCACGTCCGCCCCGGCCCGCGGCACGTCCTCCAGCGCGTGCACGTACACCTGCGTCGTGGAGATCCGCGCGTGCCGCAGCATCCGCTGGACCGTCTTCAGGTCCGCGCCCCCGGCGAGGGCGTACGACGCGCAGGCGTGCCGCAGGTCATGCAGCCGCGCCGGCCGCTGGATGCCCGCGCGGGCCCGGACTTTCTCCCACTGCCGGTTGATGTTCCGCGGCTCGACCGCCGTGCCGAGGTTCGTGGTGAACACGAGGCCGAGGCCGGCCCACGCGGGGGCGGCCATCCGCTGCCTGCGCTGCCCGGCCAGCTGCCGTCCCAGCGCCTCGACGGCCGCGTCAGGGAGCGGCACCAGGCCCCGGGACGCCGCGGTCTTCAGCCCCCGCGCGATCAGCTTGCCGTCCTGCCGCTGGACCTGCATGCCCGGCGTCCAGATCCGCCGTTCCAGGTCGAGGTCGTCCCAGCGCATGCCGAGGCCCTCGCTGCGGCGGAAGCCGAGCAGGAACGCGAGCAGCCAGTAGCACCACCACCGGTCCTCGCCCATGGCGACCAGGAGCGCGGACACCTCGGCGGGGGTGAGGATGACCGGTTCGGCGGGGCGTTTCTTCGGCGGCTTGACGAGGTCGACGACGTTGCGTTCGAGGCCGGCGGTCTCGTCGCGGATCGCGTCGGCGATCATCTTGCGGAGGATCTCGCGGCAGTAGGCGACGGTGCGGGGTGACAGGGGCTTGGGCGGGGGCCCGTTCTTGCGGCGTTTGGGGGGTGTGCGGGCGGCTGGCTTGCGGGAGAGGCGGTCCTGCCAGTCGCGGACGGCGGCGGCGGACAGGGCGGTGAGCCTGATGTGGCCGAGGCCGTCTTTGCGGGACAGGATGTGGAGGCGGGCGTTGCTGGCGTAGGAGTCGGCGGTGGACTGGGTCATGTGGCCGGCGCGGACGTACTGGGGGAGGGTCTCGCCGGTCCAGCGGGCGAACGCGTCGGCGACGGTCTGCCCGGAGTCCGACGGGATGCCGCGTGCCAGCTGCGCGGTGAGCTCGGCGGCGTTGGCCTTGGCCTCGGCGCGGGTTTTGCCGTAGACGGTGCGCGGCTTGCGGTCGATGCCGCCGCCGGGGGGGTAGGCGCGGGCTTGCCAGCGGCCGTCGGCGCGTTTCCAGGGTTTGCCTTCGCGGTTGGGCCGCGCCCCGGCCGGCTTCCCGGTCACGTTTCGGTCATCAGTTCCGTGACGCCCTGCGCTACGCAGCACGGGGCGCACAGGGGAACGTCGACCGAGCCGAGCAGTTCCGTCTCGAAACGGCGCGCTATTACTGCATTCTCCGCCTCGCAGATGCCCCGGTCGGCCGGGTGCGCCTCAGAGCACAAGCAGTGGCAGGGGTTGTATCCGGTCGTCTCGCTGACCTTCTGAGTGTTCTCCATGCCCGTAACACTACCCAGGATGGACATGTCTGGTCTAGAGTGGACTCCGGATGTCTCCATTTACCGTCAACCGTGGCGGGAGAGCACGGGAGCCTGTCTCCGGGCCCCGGCAGGCGAAGGGACGCAGGATGACCGACGTGACACATGACCCGCAGACCGACTGGTGCGCCTGCGAACCCGACGCCGCGAACCGCTGCGACTACCGGACGCTTGCCGACAAGGTGATCGAGCGGTTCAATCCAGCGGACGGCGACGAGGCCGAGGTGGCACTGCTCATGCTGGCCCTCGACGTCGCCGCCGACTACATCACAGACCAGCCGTGCTTCTGTGACCGGGAACCGGATCTGCCGTGCTGGCGATGCTCCGCCCTCGGCCAGCGCAACCGGGAGCCGGTAGCGCGATGACCGAGCGGCCGGGTGAGATCGACGTCGGCACCGCCGTGCTCGGGCTCATGACGATCAAGGAAGTCGCGGCGCTGCTGAAGTACTCCGAGAAGAAGGTCTACCGCCTGACCAAATCCGGGGCGCTGGAGGCCGTCAAGGACGGCGGCTGCCTGCGGGTCCTGCCGGAGTCGCTCATCGAGTACAAGCAGCGGCTGCGCGGAGACCCGAAGCCCGTCTGCGAGATGTGCGGCGGCGTGCCCCCGGAGGGGTTCATCTGCACCAGGTGCGGCCGCGCGAGCCGGGTGGCGTCATGAGCAGCGCCCAGTGCGGCACTTACGCCGGACTGCAGGCGCACCGGAAAGCTGAAGAAGACCCCTGCGCTAACTGCCTGCGTGCGGCTGCCATCTACCACAAGGCGCACCGGCAGCGTGATAAGTGCGCGCCGGGCCTGGGATGGCCGCTGCGGTCGATCCCGGTCATGAGAAAGCGGCGGAAAACAGGGGTCGGCGCCCCGGAAGCCGGGGCGTCATGACTTCCGGGCGGCGGCGCTGGTTACGACTTTCGCCGGTTACAACAGCGGCCTGCCCAGGGCTTTCTGGTCATGTTGTGCCTGAAGGCCGATAGCCGCCGCCCGGAACGCGAAAAGAGCCCCGCACGTCGTCTGACGTGCGGGGCTCGTGGTATTACTGGTGCGCCCGCCCGGCGGCAGGCCGCACCGCCGCCGGGCGGAACGGGGGGTCAGTCCACCCAGAAGCGGATCCCGGCCGGCAGGATCGCGCCCGCGGGCTTGGTCCCGGCGTGGATGGCGTTGAGGTAACCCGCCAGGTCGTTGCCGAATGTCCCATAATGGACGGCGGTCATGCGCAGCAGCGCCGAGGGTACGGTCCCCAGCTTGGCGGCGAGCTGGGCGAGGGAGTACATCCCGGCGGTGACGTACTCGCCGTGGAAGGCGGCCGGCGGCGCGGCCGGGTCCCCGGACACCGCGTCCAGCCACGGCTTGCTGAAGATGCTCACGTCGTAGGTGCCGGCGTTGCGGTACTGGACGCCGATGATGGGGAACGGGCCGCCCGCGTGGGCGACGAGCGCGGCGGCCTCGGCCTCGGTGAGGTTCCAGTTCGCGACCCACAGCCCCGGCCCCTCGGCGATGCCCCCGGCGATGAGGGCGTTGACGACGGGGGTGACCTTGGACAGGGACATGTAGACGGCGGGGTGCCGCTGCCCGGGCCGCGTCCCGTCCGCGTAGCTGGCGGCGGCGGCCTCGGCCCAGGGGGCGCACTCCGCGAGGGTCGCCGCGTTGGTCTCCACGTCGAGGACGTCGGCGTGGACGGCCTCATCGACGGCGAGGACAGGCCACTGGGCGATACGGACGGCGCCGGGATGGGCTTTCCAGTCGGCGGCGCCCCACGGGATGTCCCCGGTGCCCGTCGCGTACCCGGCGGCGAGCCCTTTGGGGAGGTGGCCGATGTTGGCGCGGACGGCATCGGCGACGGTGACGGTGGCGATCGTCATGGGGCTCCTCTAGGCTGATGTGGTTCCGTCAGGGGCGCGCGGGCGCGATCGCGTCGATCGGGCCGACCGGACGAGGAGCTACGGAACGAGCGAACTCCCTGCCATTCCCTTTAAAGGGCCGTCCCTGGCGAAACCGGGATCTGCGGCGTGGATTCGGCGGGTAAGGTCCGCAGACGGCGCTCTGGCGGGTAGGAACGCGCGGGTTCCGAGGTCGCCGGGCCTGCTCCCGGCTGGCCGCCAGTTGTCGCGGCACCACCGGCACATCTTGGTGCGCGGGTCGAGGTCGGCCTCGTACCACCACCCGCAGGTGAAGCAGTAGCCCATGGCAGTCTCCTCAGACGGCCAGGGCTGCCGGGGTCTAGAGCAGCAGGGTGGGTGGTGCCCGCGCCTGGCTCCCGCCGCGGCGGGTCACTCCGGGGCGGCGGGAGGCTGGATCAGGGTCTTGGGTGCCGGGACGGGGAGCGCGGCCACCAGCGGCTGCCCGTTGCCGTCCTTCGGGTCCGCCACCGGGGTGACCTTCATCCTGCTGTACAGGAACGCGGCCGCGGCGAGAGCGGCGATGACAACCTGCGGGTCGATCACGGCGTGGTGGTGCGTGGCGTTGACGATCATGACGACGGCCGCGTAGATCGCGGCGGCGGACGACCCGAGGCCGGTGGGGTTCGTCGCGGGGGCTAGTGCGCGTTTCAGTGGTGCCTCGCTCTTGGTGAGAGGATGCGGGGATGTGCGATGAGTTCCGCGAGGCCGTGCGCCAGCTTCACCAGCCGGTGTGGCATCGCACCTATCACCTGCGGCCGGAACAGGTGTGGCTCGTCTGCAACGGATGCGATGAGGGGCCGCATGCGGAAGGCCCGGCAGGCTGGCCGTGCCGGACCGCTGACCTGGCTTACTCGCCGGAGGAGATCGCGGCCCGCGAGCCGCAGGTGCCTGAGTGTCCCGAGGATCACGGGACGAGGGGAGACGGGCAGCCGGTGCGGCTTCCGGCGGTGTTCATCCGCCGTGCTGACGGGAGTCTCGTGGCCGCGCGGTTCAAGTGCGACCATGTGACACCCGTCCCGGCCGTGGCCGCCGACCTGGGAACGGGCTGGGATTAGCTGGCGCCTCCCCGTCACTTCTTGACTGCGTAGAGGATGAACCCGAGGACGGCGGCCAGGGTCGCGATGGCGGCGATGACCGCGGACACGTTCAGCCGCTGGTCGGTGCGCTGCCCGGCCGCGCCGCTGTCGGACCCCTCGCCCCGGTCGATCCGCTGCGTGTTCACGTCGATCTTCTCCGCCAGCGACTTGAGCTGCTGGGAGACCGACTCCTCGGTTTTCGCGTTGGCGAGGGCGTTGGCCCGGGTCTGGAGCTCGCCGAGTTCCCGGGCGGCGGTCAGCGCGGCTTTCAGCGCCTCGGCGTTGGCCTCGTTCTGCTGGGTGAACCGGATGTCCCGCTCGGCGAACCGCTGGTCGACTGAGGCGAATTTCTCGTCGATGACCTCGCGGACGTGGCTGATCTCGGTCTGGATGACGGTGGGGGTGCGGTTGACGGTGGCGGACAGGAGCTCGGTGGCGCGGTCCATCCCGTCGAGGCGGGTCTCGAGGAGCTCGCGGAGCGCGGCGAGCTCGCGGAGGAGCTGGGCGGTGGTGAGGATGGTGGGGTCGGGGCGGGGTGTCCAGGTGTCGCTGCCTGCCCCGCGGTCGTCGACAGCCGTCACGTCACCCCCCCCCCCCGGGTACTACAGGACCCTCAGACGACCTGCCCGCCCCACACGGCCGCCAGCTGCTGGTTGAAGTTAAAGGTGCTGGCCCCGGTGCCGCCGGTGCCGCCCTGCTGGACGGTGCCGAAGTAGCAGCCCGCGACGGTGTTCAGGTAGGCGATGGTGGACAGGGCGAGCGCCGCGTCGGAGACCGATCCGGGGTTCGCGGGGTTCGACGTGTTGCTATACCCGATGGACTGCAGGTAGGCCAGGCCGCCGCCGCCGCCGTTGACGGCCAGGTTCAGGTCGGCGATGTGCCGCATGACGTCGCGGAGCTGGACGGCCAGGGCGGTGATGATGTTGTCGACCTGGCCGGAGCCGATCGTGGCGCCTACGGGCATCAGTTTCTCCTCACGAGCTTGGTCCGGTACGTGGTCAGGCCCTGCCCGGCCGCGCCGGAGCCGGTCCCGCCGTTCCAGAACGCCCGTATCTGCCAGTTGTGGTTCGCGGTCGTGTCGAACGCCACGGCGTCAGCGTCGCCGCCCAGGTTCGCCGTGTCGGAGGTGGTCTTGTTGGCGGTTGCCGACATCGACCCGTCGCTGTGGATGTGCACGGCGCCGCCCGCGCCGGTGGACTGCACGGAGACCACGAAGCGGACCGTGAAAGCGAACGGCTGGCTGTTCGTGGCCGTGGAGGAGAAGACCGTGGCCCCGATCGTGAACCCGCCGCCGAAGTTGGCCCCGTCCATGTACAGCCGCCAGTCCAGCGTCTGGACGTTCGCGATGGTCGACGGGGCGGTGGCCAGCCCCATGATCTCGATCTCGTACTCCGACGACACCTGGGCCTCCCCGGCCAGGTACGCCAGGATTCCCGACATGGGCTGGGCGGTGACGACGTTGCCCTGGTTGAACTGGACGGTGGAGACGCCGGAGCGCTCGAGTACCAGGTCGGCGCCGGACTGGGCCAGGTACCGGGGCCGGCCGGACGGGCCGCTGTAGAACAGGCTGGCGCCGGTCACGGCGGCCGGGGCGGAGCTCTGGTTGTCCAGGATGAGGCCGCCCTGCTTGACCTCGACGCCCTCGGCGAAGGCGGTGCCGTACGGGTCGGTGCCGGCGCGGCCGGAGATCACCGTGGCCAGGGTGGCCGCTCCCGGCGTCCCGGCGTAGGCCAGGAACTCGCCCTGGGTGCCGCTGGCGATGAACTGCAGGGCCTGGACGGTGGTCGAGTCGACGAACCCGGCGTAGACCTGCCCGGCTGCGATGAGGCTGGCGGTGAGGGTGGCCGTGGCGATGTTGGCCGCGACGACGGTGCCGGGCAGGATGGTGACGCTGCCGTCGAATTTGAACGCGGCCCACGACGACCCGTTCCACTGGCTGATGAGCCCGGTGGCTGAGGCGATCCAGATGTCGTTGGTGTCCGGGTTGGCGGGTGCGGACGCGGAGATGGTGATCCGGTTCCCGCCGAGGGTCTTGACGGTGATGCCCTGGTTGAGCATCGCCGGGGTGATGAACCCGTTCTGGATGATGCCGCCGAGCCCGCCGGCGCCGGGGGCGGTGGAGGTGACCGCCCCGGACCCGGGGAGCTGCGCGGTCTGCACCGTCCCGGCGGAGAACCCGGTCTCGTAGGGGGATTCGGGGACGGCGTTGAACGCGAACGTCCATTCCCGGGGTGTGCCGCGGATTGTCTCGGTGTACCCGACGGCGAGCTGCTTGACGGTGGACGCGGTCAGGAACGACGGGGGGCTGGTGATCTGCAGGTAGTCGCCGGGCCGGATGCCGGGGATGGCGGCGAACAGCCCGGCGTTCCCCGCGTGGGCCATCTTGAGCGTGATGACGGGGAACCGGATCTCGTCGACGGACCCGACGTTGAGGAGCCAGTTCGCGATCCCGGCGACCTGCGTGTCGGACGCGGCGTTCACGGTCCGGGTGTAGCCGTAGCCGTTCCCGATGCCGTTCGGCGGGTTGAGGATGGACATGGACCCGGCGGTGAGGATGGCCTGCTGGGTGTACCCGGTGGACTGGTTCGTGACGGTGACGTTGTTCCTGGTCAGCGAGTCGTCGAACGCGGGTGCCAGCGACGGGTCGAGCCGCGCCGCGGTGTAGGAGATCGTCGCCGCGGCGGCCTGGTTGGCCATGGACGTCAGGGTCCTGTAACCGAGCCCGAACTGGGTGCGGGACTCGAACAGCAGCCCGAGGTCGGTGTCCTCGACGGACTGGAGGACGTTGGTGAGGGTGTCGTCGACCTGGGGTCCCATCGCCGCGCTGGTGGCGGCGGCGGACATGGTGACACCCTGCGCGTACGTCGTGGAGCCGTCAGCGGCCGGGCTGCCCGCCCTCGGCCGGGCCCAGATCGCGGTCGCCGGGACCGTCTGCGACGTCGTCAGGTACGCCCACGTGTTCGCCGGGACCGTGAACGTGGCGTTGGCGGGCCCGGCGACGAACCCGCCGCCGGACGCGGCGTAGTCGAACCCGAGCTGGATGCTGGTGACCGTCGACCGGAACCAGCCGGACACGGTGATCACGGTGCCCGCGACGACGGTGAACCCGAAGGTGGAGGCGCCGCCTTCCTCCATCGCCCCGGCGGTCACCCCGTTGTTGACGTACACCCCGGCGAACGGGTACAGCGCCCCGGCCGGCGGGCTGGACGTGACCGAGAACGACCCGTTGAACCCGGACCAGCCGGTCCCGCTGCCCCCGGTGAAGGACCCGTTGGTGTCGGCCGCGCCGATGGTCTCCGACGCGATGCCCATCTCGGCGCACACCCGGGCGAACCGGTCCAGGGCGTACTCCCCGGCCCGGCCGCCGAGCGCGTACGCGGCGGGGACCATCAGCGGCACCGCCCCGTAGGTCACGGACAGGTGCCCGACGGCGGTGTCCATCAGGACGTTGGCCCGCCCGAACGTGACCGTGGTGACCGCGCCGACGGACGCGGTGGTGATGGTGCCGGTCATCGACTCGGTGATGCCGGAGGCGCCCGGGCTGATGATGCGGAACGCGAACGCCACGTTGCCGCCGGACGGGGTGAGCTCGCAGGACGCGAGGACGGGGACGCCCTTGACGTTCGTCGTGGTGGTCCCGGAGGCGATGACGGTGCCGCCGGAGTTCCGGAGCTGCATCAGCAGCGTGCCCGTGGCGTTCAGGTAGATCTCGAATTTCGCGACGGTGCCCGCGCTGGCGACCTCGGCCAGGTTCCAGTTCGTGGTGCCGCTGGCCGAGTCGCCGGCTTTCGGGACGGAGATCAGGAACCGGGTGCAGTTGTTCGTGGCGGTGCCGCCGGCGGGGACGGTCGCGGTGATCTTCGCGGCGTTGAGCTGCGGGATCCCGTCGGATCCCTTGAAGTCGGTGCACGCGGCCAGGGACAGCCCGGCCTGCCCGGTGACGAACGACTGGACGGCGTTGGCGGTGCCCGCGACGGAGGCGTAGGAGACCAGCTGGCCGGAGCCCGCGCCGTCTTCCATCGGCCAGTAGCAGCGGGGCGCGTTCGACCCGGTCAGGGTCAGCGAGTTGTACCTCGTGTACGCGGACCCGAGGCTGGTGGCCAGCTGGGACATGCGCCGCCAGATCCCGTTCGCGGTGATGTCGGCGTAGACGTCCCGGCCGGAGACGCTCCACTGCGGCGGCCACGTGCTGACCTCGCCCCAGAACCTGAACCCGCTGTAGGCCACGGCGGTGACCGACTGGGCGTTGACGCTGACGCGGATCTGGGTGTTCCGGGTGATGTTCGGGTAGTACGCCCCGGCGGCGAGTTTCGGGGTGAACCGGCCGTCGCGGTTGTCCAGGGTCAGCGTCAGGGTCGCGGCCTGCAGCGTCGACGTCCAGTCCGCCCGGCCCATGCCGCTGATCTGTACGGGGTTCCGCAGCCGGACGTAGGCGGTGATGTCGGTCCAGACCCCGGCGGAAACGATGCTCAGGAGCTCGACCTTGACGCCGAGGCTATTGGCCCCGGCCCCGGGGAAGGTGGGCACGGCACCTCCCGTCGCGTAGGTGGCTCCGTACGTGGCGGGGTACGTCACCGGCTACCGTACGCGCGCTCGACCGCGCCCGGCCCGGTACCGCCCCGGATGCGGACGTTCTTGCGGATCCACCGCTCCAGGTCGTCTCCGCCGTTCCCGCCGACCCACTCGATCTGCAGCTTCCCGCTGCCGCTGCGGGCGGGCACGAGTTGCTCTGGCCTGCCGGTCTTGTTCCAGACCGGGTTAAATCCGGGCCGCAGCCAGCCCCCGGAATCCATGACCATCCCGCCGCGGGCGGCACCGGTGAACGGGCTCAGTGCCGCCGCCAAAACAGTCCCCAGGTTGTTCGCCACGTCGCCCCCGTAACTGTGGGCCGCCTGCACGCCGGTGGGGGCGGGCGGCGGGTGCGCCTTGGCGATCGCGGCGCGCTGCGCGTCGGAGTAGCCGAGCATCGCCGAGATCGCGGCGATCGTGTTCTTCTGCCGGCCGATCTGCGTCTTCCACCCGGTCACGTTCCTGGCCAGGGCCGGGGTGCGCCCGGCCGCGGCGATGAACCCGGACAGCTGCGTGTCGCTGGTGCCGAGCTGGCCGCGCCAGGCCCGCTCGACGGCCAGTTCCCGGTTCAGGACGGCGAGCCGCCGGGCGTCGCCGGCTGCCAGCGCCTTGTAATGCGCGTGCTGCCTGGCGGTCAGCCCCCCGGCGCCGGACAGGACCTGCGCGGCGTGCTGCGCCGCGGTCATCGCGGCGATCTGCTGGTTGACCACGACCGGCCCCCAGGCCGCGCCGTATCCGCCCCCGTGCCGGGTCTGCCAGGCCCGCAGGTACGCGGCGCCCGGCCCGGCCACCCCGCCGGACGCGTACCCGGGGACCAGGCCGCCCTTGGCGTACCAGTTGTTGGCGACCTCGTGGGCCCACGCCCCGGCCGGGGAACCGTACCGGCCCTTGATGTAGTTCAGGCCCCAGTCGATCTGGGCGCCGGCGCTGGCCTGCCCGCCCTGGCTGGGGAGCCACGCGGCCCGGGGCATCTTGGTGTAGGGGAGCGCCTGCGGGATGCCCGTCGCGCCCGATGACGCGTTGTACGCGAACCGGTTCCAGCCTGACTCCTGGTTCCACAGGAATATCAGCGGCTTCATCTGCGCCGCGCCCCACCCGTAGGCGCCGAGCCGGCCCGAGGCGTACGCCTGCGCCTGCGACGCGCTGGCCGACGTGGGACCGCCGCCGCCGCCGGCCGGGCCGGCTGACGCCTGCGCCTTCAGCGCCGCCTTCTCCCGGGCGATGGCCGCCTTGACCCCGGCCGCCATCGCCGCCGCGGCCCCGCGGCCCTCGACCCCGGCCGCGACCCCGGCGACGCGGCCCAGCGCGTTCTCGACGCCGAGGAACCCGCCGGACGCGAACCCGGGGATCGCCCCGCGCAGGTGATCGACCGCCCCCGCCTGCACCATGTTCGCCGGGACGATCAGCTCGCCCCTGGACGCCCGGATCATCACGTCGTCAGCGGTCGGCCCGGTGCCCCGGTTGATGTACAGGCCGCGCGCGGCGTTGCCGGACACGAACCGGACGTTGCCCTGCCCGGCCGCCGCGATCCCCGACGTGGTGATGACGACCCCGCCGTGCCCGGACCCGGTCACGCTGATGGGGACGTTCTTGCCGTGCAGCCGGTCGATGCTCGCCTGCATGTTCCCCGTCGCGGTGGCCACGTCCCGCTGGATCGCGGCCATCGACTGCTGGATCGAGACGTGCGCCGCCCTGAAGGGAGCGCCCAGCGGCCCCGGCAGCTTGCCCATGATGTTGAGGATGAAACCGGTGCCCTGCAGGAACAGGATCTTGATCTGGTCCCAGGTGATCCTGATGGCCTCTTTGGCGATGTTGAACGAGGCGGAGATGGTGGTCTCGATGTTCCCCCACCACAGCTTCGCGCCGGCTGCGATGCCGCTCATCGTGTCGTTCATGACCTTGCCGGCCGGTATCCCGATCTTGGCGGTCAGCCAGCCTTCCAGCCCGCCGAACGTGAACGCGTGCAGGACGCTGCTGCTGACCGGCCCGGAAAGCCCGGCGAACATCGCGGTCAGCTTCCCGGCGAACGTGCCCTTGGGGGAGAGGGTGTCGCCGAGCGCCTTGATGGCCGCCCCGGTGATGACGCCGGCCAGGATCGGGCCCAGCGCCGCCCCGATGGGAGCCAGCAGCGGCGGCAGCTTGCCCTTGAGGCCGCCGGCCGCGCCGCCCGCTGCGCCTGCGGCCCCGCCGCCGGCCATGGCGGCGCGGATCTCCGCCCCGGCCGCGGCGCCCCCGGACACCATCGCAGTCCTGATCTCCGCCCCGGCCGCGGCGCCGCCGCCGAGGTTGACCAGCCCGCCGGTCAGCCACTTGAGGACTGGGCCGGTGATCGCCAGCCCGACTTTCAGGACGCCCAGCTTGGACAGGATCAGCGCCGCGCCGGCCACCTCGGCTATCGGCTTGGCCAGCGCCGGGGGGAGCCTTGCGACGAGGCCGAGGAAGTCGCTGATCACCTTCAGTTCCAGCGCCCCGCCGGAGGTCAGGCCGGGCGCGAGGGCCTTCAGCGCCCCCCCGATGTTCTTGAGCAGATCCCCGACGACGTGGCCGTTCTGGGAGAACCACTGCATGAACTTGGTGATGTCGTCGGAGGCCTTCTTGCTTTCCGACCATTTCAGCACGGCGGGGCCGAGGCGGGATATCCACCCGATGGCCTCCCGGATCAGCGGGTCGAACTTCGGCAGCAGGATCATGAAGCTCTTGACCAGGTCGATGATCGTGGAGCCGCCCGCGCTGACTGCCGCCGCGCCGGTGGACCCGATGAAGTCGCGGAACTGCTTGAATACGGAGGAGTTCACCAGGGAGTTGAACTGGCCGCCGAGGCCCTGGATGACGGGGGCGACCTTCGCGATGATCGGCCCGAGCGCGGCGGTCAGCCCGGTGACGGACTTGAGCCACGGCTGGAGCGCGCCGGCGATTACAGGGGTCTGCGCCGCCTTGACCGCGTCCCACGCGGACGCCATCGCCCCGATCTGCTTGGACAGGGCGATCTGGGCGGGTGACAGGTTCGCGTACGCCTTGGCGATGGCGATCTGCTCGGCTTTGTACGCGACGGATTGCTTGGCGCCGTGGGCGATGGCGATGTTGTAGGTGTTCTGCGCCTTCTCCACCGCCGTGGCCGCGGTCTTCGCGTCGGTCAGGACGGGCTTGGCGACGGCCCCGAACGCGGCCAGGGCCAGCCCCCCGGCGACGAACGCGCCCGCCAGGCCCGCCGCCGCGCCGCCCGCCACCCCGGCCAGGACACCAGCGGCCGGGGCCAGCGCCACCGCCGGGCCCAGCAGCCCCGGGCTCCCCTTCAGGCCGCCCAGCGCCTTCTTCAGCTCAGAGTCATCGACCTTGACCTTAAGCTCGGCTTCCCGCTTCTTCGCCGCGTCCTTCATCGCGTCGTCGAGCCGGCGGATCGCCGCGTCGGCCAGGACCGCCCGCGCTGTCACCCGGTCCTCCGCGACCCCGGTCTCGCGGAGGGCCTTCGCCAGGATCGCCGACTCGGCGGCGGTGCGGCCTTCTTTCTGCCCGAGCGTCTCGATGGCGTTTGCTAGGATCTTGGCGCCCTTGGCGGCCAGGACGGTGTTATCGGCGACCTTGCGGAAGCCGGACGCAGTGCGATCCACGCCGGTAGTCAAAAAGTCAAACGTCACATTTTGACCGGCCACGGCTCTCCTAGAAGAGTGGTATGTGCTGCGGCATCACCGCCTGACGTGCTGCGATGTCAGCGTTGGCCCGTTCGAGGTTGCCGGCGATGATTCTCAGCAGGGATGGATCGTCCGCTGCGTGGCCGACGACGAGATTGCAGTTCTGGTGCGCCAGCCCGCGACGGCAATGCCGGCAGGATTTCTTCGGGCCGTGGGCGGCGCATCCGTGCCAGTGCTCGACGTGCGCGTCGTCAGGGTCCATGTCGCGCTCGCAGAGGTAGCAGCGGCCTTGCTGCGCGTCCCACATGACAGCCCAGTCGGCAGTGATGTCCCGCCCATGCGAGCCCTCAAGGACCTTCTGGCGGACCTTGCTGCCGTTGGACCGGTAGTACCTGCGCTTGTACTCCTGGATCTGAGGACGGTTCGCGTCTGCGTGGCTTTTTACGCGTGCGAGCACATCGTCGCGGTTCTCCGCATAGTACTGGCGGTCACGTTCGCGCCACTTCCCGCGGTTGGCCTGGTAGTAGGCGGCCCTCTTCTCGCGGAGCTTCTCAGCGTTGGCCGCGCGGTACTGGCGGTCATACTCGCTCTTCTTGTCGCGGTTCGCGGCACCCCACGCTCGCTTCTGCGCGTTGATCTTGTCTCTGTTGGCGGCGCGGTACTGGCGCCGTCGCTCCCGCTCGCGTTCGGCGGCATCAGGGTTAGGCTCAGTCATGTCGGACCTCTTATCCAGGTTCGGCCAGCCCCGGGAGGTTCACCGGCCTCGCCGGGGCACTTGCTCCTATATTACCGCAGGTCAGGAAGGGAGAAGCCGTGACCGCAGTCGTGATCGTGTACCTGCTCGCGTGGGCGCCCCTGGTCTTCGCCGGGCGCAGGCTCGGCAGGCGGTGGGGCAATTCCGACGCCGGGTTCTGGCTGCCCGCCCTGCTCGGCGGCCTGGGCTTCGCGATGTTCATCGCGATCGTCCTCATCGACGGCACGGCCCCGCGCCGGGTCAGGTGAGGACCGGCCGGCGGCGGACGTGGCGGCCGCTCATCCGGCAGCGGCTGTGGTTCCCCCGCCGCCTCCCGCGGCTGTCCCGGCCCGGCGAATGGGCGCGGCGGAAACGGGCACGCCGCTAACGGCCGTCCATCATCTCCTCGGCGGCGTCGATCAGGGCTTCGAAGTCCGCGACTTCGAGGAGCCCGATCTCCCACGGGCGGATGTGGAACTCGCGGGCGAAAATGGGGAGGTATCTGTGCCTGTCCCAGGTGTGCCAGCCGGGGCCGACTCTGCGGTAGGGTCCGCCTCGGCCGCCTTCGCCGCCGCCGCCTCGGCCTCGGCCGCCTCGGCCATCGACGTCAGCATCTCCAGCAGGTCGAAATCAGCCTTGCCGTCCAGGATGTCCTCGAACGGCACGTCCCGGCCGTCGCGCCGCCAGATGATCCACGCGAGCACGCACATCGCCTTAGCGGACCCCGCGGACAGGTCCGTCTGCCATTCGGCGTACCGCCGCTGATAGACGCGCTCGATGGCGAGCGCCTCGGACATCGGCGCCTTCGACCCGTCATACTCGTACGTTTCGCCGGCCAGGACTATTTTCAAGCTAGGCTCCCTTACTTGACGGCCTTGTCGGCGACGTCGGCCAGCGCCTTCTCGATCCCGTCGCGGACCCGGGGGGCGGCCGCTTCGGCGGGGCCGGTGAACCAGCCGGGCTGCACCGACGGCTCCTCCTGCGTGAACCAGTGGCCCGGTCCCCGGTCGCCGAACAGGGGGTGGGTGAGCTGGCCCGCGTCCAGGTTGCGCAGCTTCCGGGTCTTGCCCAGCGCCTGCCCGGTGACGGCCACGCCCGGGTCCCGCTCGTTCGTGCGGACGTTGGTGCCGATCCGCAGGTCCGCGTCGAGCTCGGCGGCGTACCGGTCCGGCAGCTTCGGCGACGACGGCACCAGCCCGGCCCGGATCTCGGCCTCCACCGGGACGACCGCGTCGCGCATCGCCTTGAGGACCTCCCGGACGAGCTCGCCGTCCCCGGCGCGGCGCAGCCGGAACGCGAGGGCCTCCAGCTCTGCCGCCGCGCCGGCCAGCCCCGCCATCAGGTCCCCATGCCGCCCCACTGGGTGTACCGCTGGACGGGCCCGGCAGCGACCCAGGTCGCCTTGAAGTTCACGGGGCCCGCGACGGCGCCGTCGGCGGCGAAGTCGACGAGCCAGGTGCCGTACCAGTACGAGTTGGGGTCGTTAGTTGCATCCCAGTAGAGGTAGAAGTTGCGCGGCAATCCGTCGGATGCGGCGACGTAGGTCTGGGAGGTGCCCGAATCCATGAACCCGGAGAAGTCGCCGGACGCGTCGGGGAGGCCGCCGACGAACGTCTTGTTGGCGTCCCCGAAGGCCGTGACCTCGTCCCGGTCGGAGACCCGGCTGAGTGACCATGCCGCCTGGAACGGCAGCGGTATCGCGACGCCGCCGGTGGTAGCGGACATGTAGATCTGCGCGTTCCGGCCGTGCCTGCGTGGCATCGGTGTCTCCCTTACATTCTGGCGGGCTGCCGGTCGAGCAACCGGAGCAGTTTCTTGGCGTGCTCGGTGAAGGTGCGGCCTTCGACGGCGGCGCGGGCCTTGCCTGCCGCCCCGGCGCGTTCGGCGGGGTGGGCGAGGGCCCAGCGGATGAGGTCCCCGGCTTCTTCCGGGCTGGCGAACGACGGCAGCATCGGGAACAGTTCGTCGGATTCGGGGCGGGGGTCGCGGGCGAACCACAGCCCGGACGCGGCCATCTCGATCTCGCGGGGCCCGCAGGCCCACCCCTGCCCCGCGTGGCCGTCCTCGGATTCGGTCCGGTAGACGTTGATGCCGGTGCGGGACCTGCGGTAGATCTGCGCGGTCTCGTCGTTGTCGACGCAGTCGCCGGCGTCGAACGCGGTCCAGTCCCGCATGGGGGAGTCTTCGGGGAGGTCCATCCACAGGCCGGACAGGCGGACGTTCAGCCCGGTGCGCGCGAAACGCCCCGGCAGGGAGGGTGAAGAACTGGACGCGGCTGGGGAATCCGGTGCCGATGCCGCAATGGAGCCCGCCTGCTGGCGGGAAGCGCAACGCTCATCTTCATGGGATGCGAGGTCAAGGCCGACTTGCCGCAATGGAGCCCCGCCGGGGCGCCGCTCCAAGTGTAGAGCCATGGCCTCGAAAAATTTCACTCGCGATGGAAAGCCCGTCCCCACGAACGCCAGGTCATACTCGGGTGCGGTGCCGGGGATGGCCGGGTAGTGGATGTTCTCCCGGTACGCCTGGGGCATGTACTCGGCGGGGCCGATGTCCCGGTACAGCTGGATATTCACCGGGTCGTTGAGGAGGGTCAGGTCCGCGTACTGCGCCCGGTCCAGCTGCATGTCGTCCTGGTAGGGCGATTCGGTCATCAGCATGACGATCTTGTGCCGGTGGTGGCGGAGGATCTCGAGCAGCCAGGGAGGGATGAAGAACGCGGAGGTGCACAGGATCACGTCGGGCCACCAGCGGGAGGCGGCGGACAGGATCGGGTCGACGGCGAGGCGGGTGGCCTGGTCGCGGGTCAGGAACGGCCGGACGCCGGGGCAGCCGCACGGCAGCCGCACGCCGGTCTCGGCGAGGACACCGGTGAAGAACCGCAGCGCCGCGTCGAGGGGGTATTCCTCGACCTGCTCGCCGAGGCCGGTGAGGGCTTCGGACCAGCCGTTGAACACGTCCGCGACGGACCACGAGGGCCCGGGGTGGATGAGCAGCCAGCGCATTACACTCCAGACATGGCCAGGGAAGTCGTGAACCTCAGCGGGATAATCGATGCGCCGCTGCCGCCGGAGGTCCAGGCTGCGGAGGACCGCCGGATAGCGGAGTTCGTCGCGGGCCTGCCCGACGCTGAGGGCACGTTCGGCGGCCACCTGGTGACCGACGCCTGCTACCGGCTAGGCGGCTGCGGTCCGGGCTGCCCGCCCGGGATCCGCGTGGACGCGGCGAAGCTGGCCGGGCACGACGGGGTCCGGCATCATCCCCACGGGGCGGAGTAGGAGACCCGGTAGGCGCACAGCACGGCGATCCCCCCGCCGGCGGGGTGGTTGATCCAGCGGCCGTCGGTGGTCCCGTCGAACGTCAGGCGGGACGGGCCCGCGGCGGCGGCGGCGTCCTCGGCGGCGGCGAGCAGCACCTTCACCCGGGCCCGGCGGCCGGCGACGTCGGCGGCGTCGCCGGTCTGGGAGACGACCAGGCAGTTGACGGACCCGGTTTCCTGCTGTCCGGTGGTGGTGTCGGCCCACTGCTGCAGGTAGGTCCCCGCGAGGGCGGTGGCGGCCAGGGTGCCGTCGGGGGCGATGGTGCCGTCGTGGCCGACGAGGATGAAGTCGGCGTCGGCTGCGCCGGAGGGCTGGGCGCCGTCGTAGACGGGGACCCCGGCGAGGGCGGCGGCGGCCTGGTAGGCGGCGAGGAGCGCGGTGACGGCGTCGGCGAACCGGGTGGTGCTCACTGGCGCCGCCCTCCCGTCGTCTCCACTCGTCTCCTGTTACCGGTAACGTTCGTCTCCTGATGCGGTACTATGACGTCATGACACCGACCGATACGGGCCTCAACAGCAACGACGGCGCCGAAGCCGCACTGTCCAGCGCGCCCTACCAGATCACCTTCACCATCCGCGGCGTCGCCGACCTGCTGTTCCATCGCTGGTCGAACGAGGACGTAGCCGCCAAGGCCACCGCCAAGCGCGGCAGCGCCGTCAAGAAGACCGACAACCTCGAGGCCTACGTCTGGCGCGACGACGCGGGCATGGTCTGCCTGCCCGGCGTCTACCTGCACAAGGCCCTGATCGAGGCCGGGAAGTTCATGCAGGACCCGCGCAGTTCCCGGCCCAAGCAGGCGTGCGACTTGTTCAAGGCCGCGTTCGTGCCGGTGACGCTGCTGTGCCCGCTCGGCCCGAAGTGGGAGATCGAGGACAAGCGGCGGATGGTCGTCAACCGGTCCGGCATCACCCGCACGTCTCCCGGCTTCAAGGCAGGATGGGAAGCCTCGTTCGACTTCGACGTGATCCTGCCCGAGTACGTCTCCGAGACCATGCTCTACGAGGCGCTGTCGCTGGCCGGCCGGGTGATCGGGCTGGCGCAGTACCGGCCGACGTACGGCAGGTTCCAGGTCGTAAAATTTGAGCGCTCCTGACTTGCCCGGCCGGGTCTGGTCTAGTCGCGCCCAGACAGGTCCCGACAGGCCTCGCTCTGTCACGTCATGCTGCGCCCGGCCATGCCGCTACTCGTCGTGTCAGGCCTCGCCACGCCTGGCCGCAGCCCGTCCGGTCGCGCCAGGTCTCGCCGCGTCCTGCCGTGCCGGGCCGAGATCCGCCCGGCCTTGCCGCATCATGCCTTGTCATGCATGGCCATGCCTTGCCTGGACCCGCTGGGCCGTGCCACGTCGCGCCGTGCTAGGCCATGCCTTGTCCCGCCAAGCCGCGCCCGGACTGGATTAGCCCCGTCTCGACCGGCCGGGTAATGCCCCGACCTGCCTGGTCATGTCACGCCGAGCCGGGTCGCGTCCGGCCAAGCATTGCCCCGACTCGCCGGGTCCCGCCAAGCCTCGCCCCGCCGGGACTTGCCTTGCCGCGCTCAGCTACGACCCGTCCCGCCTCGCCACGCCAGGCCATCTAGATATGAGACCCGCCATGACGCCGCCCGCCACGCAGGCCCTCACCGTCCGCCTGCCCGAAGACCTGTACGACAAGCTCCGGAAGACCGCGTTCGACCAGCACACCAGCATGAACGCGCTGATCATCGCGGCCGTCCGCCACCAGCAAGACATGTCATGCCAGGCCGGGTCCAGCCACGTCGTGCCATGCCCCGCCGTGCCCTAGACCAGCCACGGTCCCGCCCTGTCGTGCTTCGCCGTGTCACGCCTCGCCATGCCGGGCCTTTTAAACAAAGGCTTCACTCAAGAACGGGATTCCATCCTGGCTGCCTGCCAGCATCTCGGCGGCCATGTTCGGGACCAGGAACCCGAAGCCGGGTATCTGCACCATCTCGCCGCCGCCCATGGGCAGCGCGGCCGGGCCCCGCTGGCTGTTCCACAAATGCTGGATGACGACCCTGGCGAAGCTGTTGAACGCCGCCGGGACGGACACGCCCCAACCTGCAACATAGGTGACATTGCACTGAGGCAACCAGGTGAAGAACGGGCCGTAGAACGGGAGGCCCAGCTTGCGCCTGATCAGGCCCGCGTTGACGTCCAGGTCCAGGCCGCCGGAAATATCAATGTTGCTGCCGGATGCTGAGGCTATTGATACGACGCTGACCAGGGGCCTGCGCCTGACCGCGATCACCGTCTGGTTCGACAGCATCTCGGCGCGCTCGGCGGTGATCACCTTGTTGACGAGGGGGCCGCCGGTGGCTTTCTCGAGGCTGGACTTGATGGTGGCGATGTAGGAGGCGATCTCGGTGTCGGACGTGGTGGTGGCCTGCGGGATGTTGAGGGCGTCCTTGGCGTCCTGCAGCGGGAGAACGCTGGTCTCGAAGGGGTCGAAGACGTCGAACTCGCCGAAGCTGACACCCGCCCCGGTGCCGCTGCTCGTCCAGCTGTACTGGTAGTGCCCGGTCGTGGCGAGGTCGGTGACGGGAATGTCGACGTGATACAGGCCGATGCCGTCGTTGGCGGGGGAGGTGTAGGTGCCGGTGGTGGTCCAGGTGCCGTCGGCGGCGGCGGTCTTGACGAGCAGGGTGAGGGTCCCGGCGTTGACCAGGTTCCCGGACCTGTCGCGGACGGTCGTGGAGACGGTGACGGGTTGATTCTGGGGATACCTGGAAATCTGGCACCTCCCTCATCGTTGACCCGTGACCCGTTAGGGTGGCGGGATGCTCAGGCGGCTGCGCGGGTCCTGGTGGCGGTGGGCGGCGGCGCTGTCCGCCCTGTGGACGCCGCTGGAGGATGTCGCCGCGCGGGCGGAATCCCGCCGGGCGGCTAGTTCGGGCGGGCCAGAACCACGTAGTTGACCAGGTACGTCGCGGCGGCAGTCGGGGCCACGTTGAACGCCACCTGGAAACTCGCGGTGCCCACGGTGGTCACGTACGGCTGCAGCGCCGACGTGGCGGCGTTCGCCGCGGCGATCACCACGATGGGCGCGGCGGTGAACGCGGAGGAGAACGTGACCGTGGCGCTGGCCCCGGCTGCGGGGGTAGTGCCGGCGACGACCGATACCTGCCCCTGCGTGTCCGAGCTCGCGGACAGCAGCGTCACTGTCGGGCCCGTGCCCGCCCCGGCCGCGGCCGCGACCGTGATCGTCGTGCCGTTCTTCACCGCGGTGCCGATATGCCCCAGCGACGTGGACACCCGGATGGTCGGGGTGGTGTACGCGTCGGAGTAGCCCCGCAGCTCGTACCCGTTCGGGATCTCCACCCGGGGGGCGCCGGTGGTGGTGGTGACCCCGAACGCGTCCACGAACGACACGGGGTCCTGCAGGGTGTACGCCTGGGCCGTGTTGTCCGGGATGTAATGCTTGTGCACCGCGCCGTCCCAGATCAGGGAGTTCGCCGCGTTGAGGGTGTTGGTCTGCCCGGTGGCGTAGACGGCGTACCGGGAGCCGACGACCCGCGTCCCGGCCCACACCGTAGACCCGGCGGGCGCCCACGCCGCGATCTCGATGTCGTTCTGGGTGGCGTCGTTGACCAGGTTCAGCGCGGCCGTGGCCGCGGAGGTGCAGGCGAGGCGGCTGACGCTGGTGCGGACCTGGGTGAGGGTGGGGCCGTTGACGGTGTCGCCGACCTGGATGCCGCACCCGGTCTGGGTGGCGCCGGTGGTGACGAAGTAGGAGCCGCCGGAGATCTTGCAGCCGGACCCGCGGATCAGCACCATGCCGGTGGTGGCGACCTCGGCGACGCACCCGGTCAGGTACACGGCGGTGTCCAGGATGTACCCGTAGGACGCGGCGGCGCCGTAGGTGTGCGCGCCGTTCAGCAGCATCCCCCCGGCGGAGTAGCCGCCGCCGGTCATGGCGCACGGGTTGCCGGTGGCCAGCGTCCCGGACCCGGAGACGGTGGTGCACCCGGTGAAGCTGGTGGCGGTGGTCCCGGTGTAGGTGATGGTGGCGGTGCCGGTGCCGCCGGTCAGCCCGGTGACGACGACCGCGCCCTGCGTCCCGGAGATCGACGCGGCAGGCCAGTTCAGGGTCGTGTTGACGTTCAGGGTGCCCGCGCCGGCGAACGTGGACACGGCGACGCCGTTGCTCCCGGCGGCGACCGTCCCGCCGGGGGTGCCTTCCGCCCAGTAGCAGGGGAACCCGGACCCGGGGGAGTAGATGGTCACGTCCCAGCCGCGGGAGTCGTGCGGCCCCCGGTCATGCCACCCGCAGCCGCCCGTGTTAAAGATCTTCAGGCCGTATACGCGGGCTTCCATGGAGGAGTCGGCGCCGGCGGGGCTGCCGGACGCGTTCCATTCCGTATACAACCCCTCGGTGAAGCAGTTGCGGATGGTCACGTCGGTCATGGACCAGTCGTAGCCGTAGACGCGGAGCCCGTTCCCGCCGGTGGTCTGGCTGGCCTTGTTCCCGTCCAGGGTCATATCGCGGATGCCCCACCCGCCGATCCCCCCCGTGCTGCCGGTGCAGGTCAGGGTAGAGAAGGAGGCGCCCTGCACCACGTCGGCGTTGCTGCCCGCGGGGGCTTTCAGGGTGGTCTGGTTCCGGCCGGAGCCCTTCCAGACGGTGCCGGCCTGCTTGACGAAGTTCCCCCAGTAGGTGGCGGGCCCGAAGTAGACGGGGCCGCCGGTCGCCTCGGCGGCGGCGACCGCGGCGGCGTCGGTGACGCCGGTGACATCGCCGGACGGCTTGACGTACCCGGGCTGCCCCATCCCGATGAGCGCGTCGATGACCTGGTTCATGTCGACGGGGGGGTTGCCGGTGCCGACCGCGCGGGTGTCCGGGGGAAGCGGGTAGGACACTTAGCCTGGTCCTCCTGTCCTGGTGTCCGAAGCGGTCAGGGTGCCCTCGAGCGGGCCGTAGGCGGCCCCGTACGTGGCGGGGTAGGCGGCAGTCCCGGACGCGGCCGTCGCGGCTGTCAGCGCCGCCCCCGGGGCGGTGGAGGCGGTCAGGGCGCCGACGGTGAACGCGACCTGCAGGCTCCCGGCGGCGGTGACGCTGCCGGCGGCCGTGATCGCGGCGATAGCCTGCTGGGTGGCCAGGGCGGACAGGGCCGCCGCGGCGGCTGCCTGGGCGACAGGTGCCTGGGCGGCGCTGGCGGCAGCCGCGCCCGCCCCGGCCACGCTCGCGGCGCCGGCGATCTGCCCGGACGCGCTGGCAGCCCCGGCCCCGGCGGCGGTCGCCCTCGCGGCCTGCGTCGCGACGTCGGTGACGGCCCCGGCCCCGGCCGCTGTCGCCGGGGCGATCTGGGTGGCGACCGCGGTGACGGCGCCGGCCCCGGCGATGGAGGCGGTGGCCGCGCCGCCGCCGCTGCCGGTCGCGTTGACCGACCCGGCGCCAGCCGCTGATGCGATGACGACCTGGGTGACGACATCGGTGACCGACCCCGCACCCGCGGAACTAGCCGGCGCGATCTGCGTCGCGACGGCGGTGACCGACCCCGCACCCGCCGCTGCCGCTGCCGCGGCCTGGGCGGAGGCTGTCGTGACAGCACCCGCGCCAGCCGCCGTAGCCGGGGCGATCTGGGTTACTACGTCAGTGACGGCGCCCGCGCCCGCTGCGGCGGACCCGGAGATCACCGTGGCGGCCGCGGTGACGCTGCCCGCGCCGGCCGCGGTCGCGGGGGCGATCTGCGTGACAACCGCCGTGACCGACCCCGCGCCGGTGACGGCGGCGGCGCCGGAGGGAACCGCGGGCGGCGGCGGCGCCGGGACCCGGTGGCGGAGGAACCGGCGGGCCCACGCGACACCCGGCTGCGCCGCGGTCAGGGGCGGCGGCGGGGCCGCGATGACGGTCCCGGCGGCGGGGGTGCCGGGGTGGCCGGGGGTGAACTGGCCGGGCCGGGCCGCGCCGGGGATCGCGTTGTACGCGGCGGTCCCGGTGCCGCCGATGGCCACCGCGGCTGCGGTGGCGGCCTGGGTGACGCTCGCGGTGGCCGTGCCCGCGGCGGCGGCGGACGCGGTGCCGGCAATGACCAGCGCCGCTGGCGGGGTCGCGGCCGGGGTGTGCGGGCGCTGGAACCGGCGGCGCCACGTCTGCCCTGGCTGCGCGGGCTGGGCCGCTGCTGCTGCCGCGCCTGCGGCGTTCGCGGTGACGGCGCCCGCGCCGGCCGCCGTGGTGGCCGTCCCGGCGTCCTGCGTGACCACCGCGGTGACGGCGCCCGTGCCCGCAGCGGAGGTGAGCGTGCCCGCGTCCTGCGTGACGACCGCGGTGACCGACCCGGCGCCCGCAGCGGCGGCGGTCCCGGTGACCGGGACGGGCGGGGCGGGCGGCGGGGTCCGGGGGCGGATGAACCGGTGCCGCCACGTCTGCCCCGGCTGGGCCGGCTGGGCGGCGGCGGCGCCGCCGGCCGGGACCGCGGCGATCCACACCCCGGCGTAGTCGCCGGAGGACGGGTTGTTGACAGCCTGCTCGGTCCAGGTCAGGCCCAGCCCGGACGTGTCCGACAGGGCCATCGTGGTGACGCCGAGACCGCCGTCCGAGCCGACCAGGGCGACGAGCAGGCTTCCCGCGGGCGGGGTGAAACTAGCCGTGGTGACCGCGGTCGCGGCGGTAGTCGATGCCACAGCCGGACCGGACGCATCCTCAGTCAGCGTCCCCGCGGTCTTGATCTCCGCCATCGCGATCGGGCCGGTGTTGGAACCGGTGATCGTGAAGCCCAGGATGGTCGCGCCCGGCGTTCCCGTCAGGGACGTCGCCTTGAAGGTTGCGTAGGACTCGGAGTTGGTGGCGTCGTGGACCTGGTCCACGAGCGTCGTCAGCGCGGCAGCGGTCGCGGTGGTCGTGTTGCCGTAAGAGCTGGCACCGTAGACCCGCGAGCCGGCCTGCGTCGTGGTGATCGACGTCGTGAAGGTCGTGCTGGCGGGGGAGACCTGCAAGCTGGCGGTCGCGCCGTTCTGCGTGGCCGCCGCCTGGGTCAGGACGAAGACCCGCAGCGCCAGCCCGGCGGCGGTGACGCCCCCCTGGGTGGCGGTGACCGTGAACGTGGCCACGGCTCACCGCCCCTGCTGCGTAACCGCTCCCGTGCCGCTCAATCCATCACCCATCTGGTCGTCAGCGTCCCGGTGTAGGTGACGGAGTACCAGTGGCCGCCCGGCACCCGGACGGGGATGGCCTGGCCCGCGCTCGCGGTCTGCCCGAGCGCCGTCATGCTGCCGGTCAGCGGCCCCGCCGCCGTGTTGGTGATCGACGTGGTGGCCGAGCAGTAGACGGTGGCGTCCCGGTAGGCGGTGTTCTGCTGCGTCACCCCCGACGCCGGGGCGGCCGGCGGCGCCGGGATGTTCAGCCCGGCGACGGCCGCCCACGGGCCGACTGTCATCCGGGTGTTGACGATCTTGTAGTTCTGCGCCACCGTCGCCGCCCCGGCGGGGGTCCAGGTGGCGCCGAGGTCACGCCAGTACATGACGCCGCACAGGTTCCCGTTCGGGTCGTTGACGTACCCGGTGATCATCAGCTCGAAGTCGGCGTCGGCGATGAACAGGTTGTACAGGGACGAGGACCCGACGTTGGTGACCAGGCCCATGCCGGTGCCCTCGCAGGTCCACATCTGGATGGCGCCGCCGTGGATGATCGTCCCGGCCGGGTTCCAGTTGACCTGGATCCCGGTGTTGCAGTACATGGTGACGACGTGCTGCGCGGTGAAGTGCTCGGAGATCAGCAGCCCGGTGGACAGGCCCTCGCAGGAGAACCGGCCGACCAGGGCCAGCGCGTTGTTCCCGCTGGCGGGCATGGCCAGGCCGACGCCGACGCCGTTGGACGGCAGGTTGGTGCCCCGCAGCCACGTCCCGCCGACGGTCTGGGCGTTGATATTGACCGGCGCGAACGCGACCGCGGCGGAGGAGTCCACGTGGGCCTGCGCGGCCCACCGCAGGTCGAACCCGTACTGCTGCCCGTTGAACGGCATCACGACGGTGATGCCCTCGACGTTGACCAGGACGTTGGCGTAGTTCGCGTTGGTGATGCCGCCGTTCCCGATGTTGGCCTGCGACGACGGGGTGCCGATGACGGACATCTGCCCGAACGTGGCGTCCGGCTGGGACGGGGGGAACACGGCGGACACCAGGCAGGTCCCCTGCACCGCGGGGACCGCGGACCCCCAGAAGTCCGGCTCGGCGGCGTCGCCGACCCCGATCATGTCGATGACCAGCTTGCGGGCGTACTGGGTGGTGAACGGCAGCGGGATGTGCGTGTTGTACGTGTAGCCGGCCCCGGTGTTGAACGGGGCGAACCCGTAGGTGGTGGACTGGACCAGGGCGCCGAGCATGTACAGCTGCGGCTCGAACACGACCTGGGCCTTGTAGTTCCCGGTGGCGACCGCCCACTGGGACGCCGCGAGGACCGCCGCGGTGATCGCCGCCGCGTCGTCGGTGCCGTACACGTAGGGGGCGGCGGCGCAGGTGGCGGCCAGGTTCCCCGACAGGGTGACGGACGTGGCGGAGTTGACGGCGCTGATCGTGCCGACGAACGGGTTGGTGGCGACGGTCGCGGAGCCGGTGCCCTGGTTGACGATGATGACCTTGCCGACGTCCCCGGCCGGGGCGGCCGCGTTGACGAACGACGCGGCCGCGTCGGTGAGGACCGCCTGCCCGGACGCCCCGGTCCCGCCGGTGCCGATCTTCCCGTCGCCCTGCGCGCCGTACTGCTGGACGGGGAACTGCCACGCCGGGTACGCCAGCCCCGCCAGCACCCCCGCGGTGACCACCTGCACGACGGTGAACCCGGCGAAGTGCGCGACCGGGGTGCTGCCCTCCGCGCCTCTGAGTACCGTCCACGTGGTCCCGGAGATGTTCTGCACGGTGATCATCTCCGACGGCAGCGCCGGGTCCGCGACGTGGAACTGGGTCGCGCCGATCTCCACCGCCGGGAACGACGCCGACGACGCCACCGTCCACGTCTCCACGGTCCCCCCGGCCGGCGCCGTCGTCCCGCCGGAGGACACGGTGGTGGACGGGTTGTTGGCGAAGACCTCCAGCGGGATGAACGGCACGGGCGGCCCTCCCCGCTAGCGGACGGACGGACTTCTCAGGGCAGGTCGAAGACGCGGACGTAGTCGATGAGGCAGCTCTCGGTGGTGGCCGGCCCCCCGGCGAGCATCTGCAGGTACAGCAGCAGCATGAACTGGGCTCCGGACGCGGGCACGTTCCCGGACGCCGACGTGTGGGTCGTGGTGCCGTCCCGGGCGTACACCGCGGAGACGCCCGGTTTCCACTTCACGTTGTAGACGTGCATCGCGGCGGAGAAGTCCGTCGCCGTGGTCACGATGAACGAGTCGGGGCTGCTGCTGTTCCACGTGACGTTCCCGTAGTCGTGCGGGGCGGCGATCTGGGAGGGGTTCCATTCGGCGACGTCGAGTTCCGCCTGCCCGGTGCTGTCCCAGCCGGTCTGCAGCGGGTCGGTTTTCCAGTCGTTCAGGCGCGTCTGCCCGGCCAGCCAGAACAGGCCGGGCCAGAACCCGTTCCCCGAGTCGGCGCAGACCTGCTGCCGCACCTCGAACGTCATCGTATTCCCGGCGGTGGGCGCCCACGTTTTCGTGTTGGACTGGCACGCGCCGGACAGCCACGTCTGCGTGCGGACCGTGTTGCCGTCCGACGGGTAGGAGATGCCGGTGTGCGACGTGTGGGTCGCGGTGAGCTGCAGGTTCCCGGACCCGTCGAGGACGCACTGGGACGGCAGGTACCACTCGACCTCGGACTGGGCGATGTACCCGCACCGGGAGTACACCCACCATTCCGGGTCGATCGGCCCGGACGCGGGCCCGTTGAAATCATCCCCGAACACCAGGCCGGCCAGCGGCGTGTTCGCCCCCGACGCCGCGGATTCGCCCCCGGCGCCCGCGGCGTTGGACGCGTGGACGGTGAACGTATACGCGGTGGAGTTGGTGAGCCCGGTGCACGGGATGGTCACGTACGTGTTCCCGTTGCTGCCGGTGATGCTGCCCGCCGACCCCACGGCGGTCGTCGTCGCCGACTGCGCCACCCCGGCGATGTACGGGGTCGCCGTGTAGGACGTGACGGCGCCGCCGGTGCCGGGGCTGGACGGCGCCAGGAACGACAGGGTGGCCCCGGCGTCCTTCGTGATCGACGTGACATTCGACGGCGCGGACGGCGTGGTCCCGGACGGCGCCGCGTACCAGACGGGGGTGTAACCCAGGACCGGCATCCAGGCCGCTCAGTTCAGGCCGAACATGAGAATCTGCTGGACGGTCGTGGTAGCTCCGGCGTTGGACGCCGACCAGGTGCCGTACAGCTCCGGGAAGTACGCGACGTTAGACGCCAGGGCGGTCAGGTTCGCGGCGAACTGGGCTTCGAGCGCCGCGGTGCTCGGCGCGCCGCCAGAGGCCAGGATCGACTGGCGCCAGGAACCGTTCACCTGCAAGGTCATGCCCGCGCTCGTACCCAGCGCCTGGCAGGTAATCCAGGCTTCCATCTCCCACTGGCAGGTCGTGGACGCCGTGGGCGCGGTGGTCGTGTAGATGGTCGCGGGGGTCAGGGCGGTGGCGCTGTTGGCCGTCGTGTTCACCGCGAACGCCGGGGAGAACGTGGCCGCTGTCGCCGCGTTGGCGATCGTTCCCAGCGCCTTGAAGTAGATCGCCCGCTGGGCGGCTCCGGAGAAGAACCCGGCCGGGATTGTCGGCACCAGCGCGGTGGCGATCAGCGGGCCGATGGGCGCCTGCGTGGTGTAGGTGTTCTTGGTGACCGGGGTGGCCAGCGCGTACAGCAGCTCGCACGAGGTGCCGGTGTAGAACGACATCTGGGTCAGCGTCCTTTACGTCAGGGAGATCTGGATCCCGGCAGCGGCACCGCTCCCGCCGACTACCTGGAATGTGTTGCCGGACGCCACGGCGACAGGCTGCCCGTTGAACGGCCCCCACCAGGACCGGACACCCGTGTTCGACTGCAGGTCGAACGACACGACGTTGGTGGGTGACCCGTTGGAGACGAACGACTGGGTGACCGCGGGCACCCCCACCGCCGACCCGGCCGACGACACGGCCGACGCGTTGGCCATCAGCCACCCGCCGCTGACCGCGGTGGTGTACCCGGAGGTCTGGGTGGGAAGCTCGGTGCCCGCCGCGGACGCTGTGGACAGCGTGGAGTTGAGCCGGATCCGCATCGCCGCGGCGCCCAGCGGCGTGCCCAGCGCCGTCCCGGGGACGCCCGCCGCCCCCGTCGGGGTCAGCGCGTTGAGGATCAGCGACACGAGTGTCTGGTCGATGGCCGCCATCTAAGTTCTCCTCGCCTGCGTCCGCGGACGCTTCTGTCACCGTCTGGCCGCCGACCGCGATTATGTGACCGGCCGCGTCAACGACCTGCCAACCGCACGGCGTCGCCACTGCGGGCGGCTCGTCCTCCGGCTCGAACGCCAGCCCCTCAGTCATCAGCTCACCTGGCGGAGCAGCGGTATCTTGTCGCCGGGCACGCCGTAGATCTGGTCGAAGACGAGTTCCACCGTGATGATCGTCTTGCCGCCCGCGCTGACCAGGTGCCCGTCCGGGTCCAGGACCCGCCACCCCTGGTCCGGTTCCCACGGCGGCGGCACGATCTCCGCCTTGCCCAGCAGGTGCATAGCGGTCTCCCTTCAGGTCAGCGTCACATCATGTCCGCCGGGTCGTGATGCCACCGCACGGTCACCCCCGGCACGAACTCCCACCGGGCCCCGGCGTTGACCCACCGGCTGATCAGGTCCCAGTCCGCGTCGCCGCCCCACCGCCAGTTCGCCTGCCGCAGCAGGCCGGCCCGGTGCACCACCATGTTCCCGTCGATCTGCCCGTGCGCGGGGGTGCCGTCGCCGACCACGTCCCACCGCTGCGCGCCGAACCACCGCTCCATCTGCGTGTAGGCGAAGTCCGCGCCGGAGGCGTCCAGCGCCTTCGCGCACGCCTGCAGGTGGCCGGGCAGGTACTCGCAGTCCTGGTCCAGGTAGCCGATCAGGTCCCCGGCGGCGAGGTAGGTCCCGGCCAGCGCGGTGGACACGCCCCGGGAACCCCGGCCGCCGCGTCCGCCGGGACGCCCGGGGGGCTGCCCGGCGTCGTCGCCGCCGAGGAACCCGTGCCAGTTCCGGCCGAGCTCGGCGAGCACCCGTTTCCCGTGCCCGGCGTAGCCCAGGGCGTGCAGCGCCTCGCGCAGCCCCGGGTCGGGGCCGTCCGCGACCACCACATGCTGCCAGTCCTGCCAGGTCTGCGCCTCCAGCGACGCGATGGCCCGCTGCAGGGCCGGCCAGTCCCGGTAGGCGGGGGTGACGACGGAGATCACGCATGCTCCGGCAGCGCGTCGCAGCGCATCACGTCGACGGCCACGCCGTCCCTGGTGAACGCGTGCACCAGGCGGTAGCCGATGGAGAGGCAGATTTTCTGCTGGGCCGCGTTGTCCCGGCGGACCTCCGCCCACATCGGGACGCCGTGGGCGTGGGCGCGCTTCACGTTCTCGATGGTGATGATCCGGCCGAGCCCTTCCCCGCGGCGGGCCGCCGCGACGCCCGTGGACGACCAGGCGCGGCCCTCCTCGTCCCAGACAATCAGCCCGTACGCCACCGGCTCCCCCCCGGCGTGCACGAGGAACCCCTCGACCTTCCCCGTCACGATCCTGGCCCGGTAGAACTCCCGCTGGGCGGCCGGGGTGATCTGGCTGGTATCCCTGGTCATCGACGCGGCGCACTGGTTGCGCAGGACGCGGAGGATCTCGGCTGCCTCCGGGCTATCGATGGCCTCGAACGAGAGCTGCATATACGCCTCTCCCTGCTTTACTTACGCCATGCCAGAGTCAGAGACTGCGCGGATGGCTGAGATCCCGGTAAGCATCGTCACCGATGAGATGGTCACCCGCGCCTACGCCATATTCATGCAGAACGTCACGGCAGTCACCCCGATACATGATGGCAGCCCGGACGGCATCGTCATCCATCCCCGGACCGCCATCCGCAAGGCGCTGGAAGCGGCGCTCGACAGCCCCGACCTGGACGGTGCGGCGGCTGTCCTGCACCGCGAGCCGGACGGCTCGCTGTCCGCGCGCATAGCCAGCCAGAAGACCCCGGAGGTGATCGTCGCGTTCGCTGACGACCTGACCCCGGAGCAGGCCGACAGGTTCGCGGAACGCATCAAGGCGACGCTCGCGCCTTGCGCTCGCAGAAGCTGATCACCACGTCGGCCACCCGGCGGCGGTCTTCCTCCGTCAGCGCCCAGTGGACCGGGATGCAGCACATGCGGGAATAGAACTCGTCCGCGCCCGGCAGCGGCCCGGCCGGGAACTCCTTGAAGCAGGTGAGCCTGTCCAGCCGGGCGTGCACCCGCGAGGCGGCCACGCCGTGTTCTTCCGCGTACCGCATGAACGCCACCCGCTGCGCCTCGTCAGCCCAGATCAGCGTGTACAGCCACCACGCGCCCCGCGCCTTCGGCAGGCTCGCCGCGACCCGGACGCGGCCGGCGAACCGGGAATGGTAATAGGCCGCGTTGTCCCGGTGCCGGGCCAGCACTGACGGGAGATGGCGCAGCTGGGCCAGGCCGATCGTCGCGGCGATGTCGTTCATGTGCCATTTCAGGCCGGGGCTGGTGATGTCGGCGCCGGTCCGGGCGTCCTCGCCGCCGGCGAGCCGGTCGATGCCGTACCAGCGCAGCAGCCGGCCGCGCTCGGCGTCCTGCCCGGTCGCCGTGGCCAGCAGGCCGCCGTCTCCGGTGGTCAGGTGCTTGATCGCCTGGAATGAGTAGCACGTGTAGTCCGCCGCGGCCGGCCAGCCGTCCCACGACGCGCCGAGCGCGTGCGCGGCGTCGACGATGAGGGGGATCTCATGGCGAGCGCTGATCGCGTTCAGGGCGTCCATGTCGCACGGCTGCCCGCCCCAGTGCACCGCCAGGATCGCCCGCGTATCCCTGGTGATCTTCCGCTCGGCATCGGCCGGGTCGATGTTCCCCGTGGCCGGGTCGATGTCGGCCCAGGCCGGCCGCGCGCCCTCAGCCAGGACCGGCAGGGCGGTCGCGGCGCACGTCACCGGCGTCGTGATGACCTCGCCCATCTTGACGTCAGCCAGGCGGAGAGCCAGCTGGATCGCCGACGTGCACGAATTGACTGCCAGCACGTTCGCGTGTCCCAGGAACCCTGCCATCTGCCGCTCGAACTCGGCGGCCTGCGGCCCCTGCCCGATGTACCCGGAGTACAGGGTCTGCTCGAGCGCGGGCATCAGCTCGCCGGCCGGGGGCATGTGCACCCGGAACAGCGGCACCGGGGCCGGGTGCAGCGCCATGCGTCTCCCGTATCTTGAGTGAGTGACCGAAGAGGACAAGAAAGCCCTGGCCGCCGCGATAGCCGATGAGCTGGAAGATTCCGCGTACGGCATCGAGACCGAAGCTGACCGTATCCGCACAGCCCTGCTGGTCGTCGACCGCATCCAGCACGACCTCTACCGGCAGGGCTGGATGCCGCCCGAGACCTACGACAACGTCCAGGCGTGGGCCGCGCGGACCGGGAACCTCCCCGACCATCACGTCAGCCGCGACGTCCTGACCTCGCACCTATGCGAGCTGGCGGCCATCCTGCAAGCTACGGCCCCTGGTGGGGGAACGACAGGTCCGTCGGCCAGTCATCGGCCGCCGACGGGGACTCCAGGCTGAACCCGCCCGCCCCGGCGCCCTGCGGCGAGTCCGCCCACTCCGCCGCCCCGGCGCACCACGCGTCCCCCGCCGACGTCGCCGTCGCGAACTCACCCGGGATCGACCCGTCGTAGGGCGCCTGGATGTCCGGCGGCACCCCGTTGTCCTCGGCGGCGTACCTCTCCTCCGGGCTGACAGGCCCCGACTGGGGCGGCAGCGGTGCGGTCATGATGCGCCTTCCGGTAGTGGCGGCGGCTCCCCGCCGAGAATCGACGTGTCGTGGAACGGCGGGCCCGGCATCGGCATCAGGTCGCCGAGGGAGTCGCCCGCCGTGTGGGTGGCCTGCTCGATCTCCATCACGTGCGCCATCCCCGCGGCCTTGGCCGCCTCGACGGTCGCCGCGATCGTGCTGTCGCTGCCCGCGTCCAGCGGCGTGCCGGGCGGCGCGGACATCAGCCCGTCCGGGCCCGCGTCAGCCACCGGAAGCCTTCCCGGCCCCGGTAGCCGCGGCCTTCGCCTTCGCGACTGCCGCCTTGACCCCGGCCGGCGGGGCGTCGTCGGACAGCTTGTCGAAGATCCCCGGCACCGCCGCCACCGCCGGGTCGCCGTCGGGGAACTTCTCGCCCTTGCGGATGTACAGGGCGTTGCCGTTCACGTCGTACCAGCCGGCTTCACGGGACAGCCACACGATCCATCACTCCTTCGTACGCGGCCTGCCAGGCGGTGTACCGCTTCTGGATAGTCCACTCCCGCGCCAGCCGCCTCGCCGCCGCGCCCATCTCCGCCCGCATGCCCTCATCGTTCACCAGGTCGCGCAGGTACCGGGACCACTCGTGGTCATACCGGACCAGGAACCCCGTCACCCCGTGCTCCACGAAACCCCGGTACGCCTCGCAGTCAGACGCCACCACCGGGATCCCCCGCGCCGCGTACTCCAGCGCCCGCAGAGGCGACTTGCACCAGTTGAACGCCGCACCCCGATCCAGCGGCGCCACCCCGATATCGAAGTCGACGCCGGCGTAGAAATCCCACAGATCCGGCGTCCACGGGGTGTGACGCGACCGGCCCGGCGGCGCCTTCCACTCCTCGATCAGCGAGTAATCCGCGCCGACGAAATGGAAATCAACCTGCGGGTTCCTGACCAGGAACCTGCTCAGCATCGGCGCGGCATACCGGAAGTCCCGCAGGTGGCTCGTGCCGCCCGACCAGCCGACCGTCACCCGCTCCCGGGCCGGACGCTCCAGGGCCAGCAGGTCCTCGTGCACGCAGTTCGGCAGGACCACCACATTCGGGTTGTACCGCTTCGCCACGTCCACCAGCGGCTCAACCGAGACGGTTACCAGGTCGGAGATGGCTAGCAGGTAGGCGGCGATGTCCCGGCACTCCGGCAGCCGGTGCCACAGCGACCCCTCGTGGTCGGAGCTGAACACGTCGTCGTCGATGTCGTACACCAGGCGGGTCTTGCCCGCCCACGACTCCCACAGCTCCATCCCCCGCGGCCCGGTCAGCAGCTGCCCGGCGAACACGTCGATGTCGCCCGCGTTCAGCTCCGCGTCGGGCAGCCACACCATGCCCCGCTCCGGGAGCATCACGTTGTGGCCGCGGCGGCGGAGCTCGGCCAGCGGCTGGTAGCAGCGGTAGTAGCCGCACCCGTCCGCACCCACCGGCAGGCCGAATATCTTCACGTGCCGGGGCCGCCCGGATGCAGCTTCAGGTACTCGTTCCGCGCCGGCGACAGCGCCGGGACGTCCAGCGGCACCGTGGTGAACATCTCCGGCCGCTGCACCACAGCCTGCGTCGTGCTGTCCCGCAGGAACCCCAGGCCAACGAACTCGGCGGTGCCCGTGACCGTGTTCCACCACCAGAACGACTGGGTTGCGTAGCGAGCAGCGATCGGAACCGCCTCCTTTCCTGGCGAAGTGCGGCCCGCCCGCACAGGGCACGGGCGGCCCGCACTTCACGTCCTGGAGTGATCAGGTCAGCAGGACCCTGAACGCCGCCGGGGTCGACACGTTCGCGCCGACCCTCCAGTACATGAACCAGCCGCTCTGACCGGTCGGCTGGTTCGCGCTGGCACCCGTGCCGGTGACCATGGGCTCGTAGATGATCGACACGCCCACCCTGTCGACGATGTAGTAGTTCGAGAAGTCCCCGAACACCATCGGCTTGTGCGTGGTCGTCAGCACCGGGTCGATCGAGCTGGACTCGTAGATGGGCTTGCCCATCAGCTGTTCCGGGCTGTCCTTCCCCAGGTTGGTCCAGAACGAGGAGCCGCCCGCGGTGTCGAGGGCCCTGGTGCGGTTGATCTGGGCGACGTTCGCGACCCAGGCGCAGTTCGGGGAGTTGCGGAACCGCGGCGGGAGCGCGGCGTGGATGGCGTACACGTCGCCGAGGACGTACGCGCCGGTCGTGATCGTGGCCGTGGTCGTGGTCGCACCGACCACGACGCCCGTGGGCTGAGCCGTGCCCGTGCCGGTTGCGAAGGCGGCTTCTTCTAGCCTGTCCTTGGCGTCCGCCAGAAGGCGCGGCAATTGCTGCCCGAAATCTGTATCGCTCAGAACTTCGAACGAGCCGAAGATCCACGCCGCGGCTTTCAGCGGCGTAATCACGATGTTCCCGACCGTCGGGGACTGGTCGCCGGACGCCGTTCCTTCAGCGAGCCACGCCGCCGTGACACCCGCAGAGGTTACTCCGTTCCACGTATTACTCGTCGTGGTCTTGACGTTGGAAATCCGCCGGTACGGGTTCGCACTGGCGTTGTTCGTGAGCACGATGGTTGGCGCATTTGTTACTCACGCCCGAGGGCGCGGGGCTGGTCATCTCTGCCAGCCTCTGCATGTCTCCATGCAGGCCGGACTATATCTTCACCCGCGTGGGGTGCCACGTACATAGTCTCTGAACCTTCCCGTCGGAACCTTGCGGTTCCAGGCGGGCTCGGCTGCTGATTATCCCTACCGGCCGCTTCTCAGACCGTCGCGCTCACGCTTTCGCGTCACGCTGTGGTGCGGCCGTCTGGCAGGACGTCCCAGCAATTCTCGCGGTTTTCACTGGCCCCTTACGGGATCAGGCGACCTGGCAATCGAGCACGAAGGGGAGGAGGTATCCGCCAGATGCCACGCCCAGGTTCAGCGCGGCACGGGTCGCGGTGGACATGTGGTCCGGGTCCCGGAGGTACTTCTCGAACGCGTCGTAGTACTCCTGCGACCCGGTCTCGAGGATGTGGCGGGCGATGTTGTTGTCCTTGTAGTACCCGCCGTGCTGGACTTTCTGGGTGGCTTCCTCGGCCCAGTCGTGCTGGATCATCCCGCGCCTGGCGACGACCTCGATAGCGTCCAGCGCCCGGTCGCGGAGCTCGCCGCGGCTGATCATGTTGTCGGACACCTTGTCCATGGCGTCCCACGGGTCGTGCTGGCTGCGGACGACCAGCTCGGGGCCCCTGCGGGCGGGGGGGCTGGAGGCGTAGCCCGGCGGCGGCTCCAGGTTGGCGGGGTCCTCGGCCTGCCGGGTGATTTCCCGGATTTTCTCCATCCGCTCGATCAGCGGCTTGGACTTCAGGTCGAGCTCCTCCCACCTGGCGAGGAGGGTGTCCCGCAGGTCGCCGTCCTGCTCGTCGGTGGTCTCCAGGTCGTTTTCCATCCGCTGGAGCTCGTTCTTGATCCTCGCCATCTCGTCGAGGAATTCCTGCAGCGCGGCCATTCCGCGCTCCTTTCGGCTGGTTAGAACACCAGCCCGGCCCTCTCCCTCGCTTCCTTGGAGCGGAGGACGTAGAGGGCGTGCTGGTGGTACCGGGCCTCGTGCTTCTCGTCGCTTGCGCGGGTGAGCGGGGAGCCGGCGGCGGGTTCCTCATCCGGGGGAAGTGCCTCATCGATCTCGTCCGGGTCCGGGGTGAACTCACCCGGAGTGGACATGCGGACGCCGACGATCTCGGCGCCCGAGTAGGCGGGCCACAGCACCGGGCCGTATTCGCGCAGGCCCAGCTCGGTGCGGCGGACGGTGCGCAGGTTCCCGGCGCTGTCGGGGCGGTACCGGTCGCCGCGGCGCAGCTGCGGGTCCGATCGCATGATCCGGCCGGTGAAGCTCTGGCTGGTGATGGACCCGGCACGGATGTTCTCCAGCACCTCATCGGCCAGCGGGGTCTCGGAGTAGCGGGTGCGGGTGAGCAGGCCGCGGGCCTCGGCGCGGATGTCGACGGGGATCCCGATCGGCATGGAGAACCGGTCGGAGGCGGCACCGGACAGGTCCCGGCCGTGGTTCCACAGCACCTTCACCGACCCGGGGAAGCCGCCGCGGGCGCGGGACGCGTGGTCGATGGCGCGGTTGAACGCGGCCGGGTCGATGACCTCGATGTAGTGGCCTTCGTGGTCCTGGATCTCGGCGGGCTCGCCGAACACGGCGGCGTACGCCTCGACGGTGCGGCCGTCGCCGCCGTCGGCGCTGCGGAGGACGTGGATGTCCTCCAGCGCGTACAGCCGCATGTACTCGGCGCGGGACGATGATCCGTTGCTGCTGTCGCTGGCCACGTCGGCTCCTATGCGTTTCATCGCCGCGGCGATCTTCGCCTTGACTTCCGAGAGCGTCACCCCGTTGAGCGGGTACATCGCGGCGTTCTTCGGCATGTTGATGTACGACCAGGCCGCCCGGATGTGCGCCTCGGTATCCAGGGGGTACTTGCCGTTCTTGGGGTCGGCGTAGGTGACGGCGCCGTAGGGCCTGGCCTTCGTGTCGGTCGCCATGTCCGCCCTTCCTGCGTGCATCTCGGCCGCGTGCTGCGCCGGGTACATCCCCGTCGCCGCCTTATGAGCGAGATTGCAATAGCCCTGCGGGTCCTTGATGTACTTGCCGAGCTCGGCCACGCACCTCGAAAAATCGTCGGGGGTCCCCCAGGCGATCTTGGCCGCGCCGGGACCGTGGACCCAGTACTCGTGCAGCCGTTCGGTGCCGCCCGGGTTGGTGACGGCCCCGGCGGCGCGGATCGCGTTGGCCTGCTTCTCCAGCCCGGCCGCCTGCACCCGCAGCGTGCGGATCCGGCCTTTGAGCGTCGTGATCTGCTGCTTCAGCGACTGGTGGTGGCTGGCGTGGTGCTTGTGGTGGGCGGCGTGCTTGCGGTGGTGGACGACGTGCCCGGCCTTGAGTGACGCCTTCGCGGACGCCGCCGACTTCTTCGCCGCGGCGGCGGCGGTGGCGGCCTGCTTCTCCAGCCCGGCGAGCTGCTTCTCCAGCACGGCGGCTTCGCGGGCGTCCTTGTGCGCCTGGGCGAGGAGGCGGGCTTTCTCGGCGGCGTGCGCCGGGGACATGTGATGCGCCGGGGCCTTGGCGGCGGGCTTGGCGCCACTCCCGGCGCTGCTGCCGCCGCCAGAAGTGCCGAACTGGCCGCCGGTAGCCGACCCGGCCGGGACGTGGACCGTGTTGAACCGCTGCGTGTCAGCCATCCCGGCTCCACCTGGCGCGTGCCGTGGCAGCGAAGGCGTCGAAGCAGCGCCGGTGAGCGAAGCCGCCGGGCATCCAGACGTACCCGCGCCAGAAGCCGGCCAGCATCCCGAAGATCGCCGGCCAGGTCATGTCATAACCGCGCGGGGTCGGCTCACGGCACACCGGGCACGTGTCAGCCACCGGCCTCGACCACCTCAATGCTCATGCCGCTGTCGAGGACCACGGCGTGCACGTCATCGGGGAGGGCGAGGCGGTACCGGACCGCCTCGAGCAGGTAAGCGGCCGTGTCGGCGCGGAGCTTCTCGTCAGTGCGGATGATCAGCCGGTCGCCGGGCTTCAGCGCCAGCCGCTGAACGTCAGTGATCTCGGGAAGGTCAGCCATGCCCGTTCGCCCCTTCCAGCGCCCGCCGGGCGCTGGAAGGCCGCGGCGTCGGCCTCGACCCGTCGCCGTCGCCTGCGCCAGGTGAGACCGGGCCCACGTCCAGCCGCGGCATCGTCGGCGGCAGCGGAGTCGCCGTCGCGCCCGGCTGCGCCTGCGGGAGCAGGTTCTGCACCGGCTGCGAGCTCCCCGGCGTCCCCACCCCCCCGGCCTTCAGCTGGGACAGGTCCATCGCGTCCACCGCCGCGATCGCCGACTCGTGCGTGTACCCGGCCTGCACCAGCGCCAGCAGCGCCTGCGCCCGGACGAGGGCGGCCTGGCCGCGTTCCATCTCCCCGTCTTGAAGTGCGGCGATGTCGGACGTGTCGTACCAGAGGCGGTTGCCCGCCGGGACGTCCGCGATCTGCGACAGCGCGCCGCACACGCTGCGCCAGTGCGGGCGCCCCCACAGGTTCGCGAACTTGGTCATCGACTCCTGGAAACCCCGGCCGGCCCCGCGCAGGGGCTCGAGGCCGACCAGGACGCCGGGGACCTCGCACGCCGCCAGGATCCGCTCCGTGCCCACCGCGCTCACGCCGGAGAAATCCATCTGCGACAGGCTGTTGCCGACCAGCGTGATGTCGGCGCCCTGGTCCAGGATGATGCCCTTGCCCGCGTTGTCCGGGCCGCCGTACCGGGCGGCCAGCCGGTCCCGGATCTTGTCGATCGTCGCGTCCTGCAGCCTCTGCGCGTACTTGATGTAGACGTTCGGGCTGGCGTTGTTCTTCAGGTACGTGATCTTGTAGTTGGTCATCCCGTCGTCCCCGGCGACCTCCCGGGCGATCGGCGTCAGAGGGGACATGCCCCGGAAGTCGGCCTGCGGGTCCGGGACCGGCGCCCAGGCCACCACCTCGCCCGCCGGGACGAAGAATCCCTCGTCCTTGGACATGAGCGACTTGGGGGGCTCCCACCAGTAGCCGACGCGCTTCCGGTACCAGCCGCCGCCGCCGACGCGGACCACCTCGGAGATGATCGTCGTCCAGTCTGGCCGCAACCTGACCAGCCGGCTCTCACCCGGCGCGTCCCACACGTACGCCGTCCCCGCGAGGAACGCGTCCTGCTCCATCCGGGCCAGCAGGTCACCGGTCGTCGACGGGGGCCCGAACGGCTCCTCCAGCCTGGCCAGGGACGTGTTCCCGAACAGGTGCTTGTCGTCCTTGGCCTGATACCGAAGGCGCGCTTCGGCGAAGAGCCGCATTCTCACCAGGAGCGCGGCGAAGACGATCGCGTTGGACCCGTGGGCCTGCTGCGCGTACGCGGCCAGCTGCGGCAGCACCGGCTCACGGTCCGGCGACGCGTAGGAGGTGGTCAGGACCGACGCCCCGGTCGCCATCCCCTCCCAGTAGCCGTCGCGCCTGATGAGGCGGTCCCAGAGCCTCACGCGGCGTGCCGCGCCTTCTCCAGCACCTGCGCCAGCGTCGGCACCTCATGCACAGACGGCGCCGCACGGCCCCCAGCCTCACGCAGCAGCGCGTACACGCCCACCGCCACCGAGTCAGCGATGACGGCCAGGCCGAGCGCCCACACGCCGATCAGCGCCGCGCCGCCCAGGATCCCGGCGAGGGACAGCAGCAGCAGGCAGGCGGACAGGCGCATCGTGCCTCCTAAGCTTGGCTCCGTGGCCCGCATCGAGGATCTGTACGACGACCCGGCGATAGAAATTGAGCTGACCGGCGGCGGCTACTTCGACGGCCGCCGCATGCACGTCCCCGACAACCGCGACACATGGCTTTTCCCGGTCCCGGTAGACATCACGCTGGGCGGCCCGGAACCCGACGTAACCAGGCCTATGATGACCGCCGAGGTGTACCGCTATACCGGCAGCATCCGCGACGACGGGACGCGGGTATTCCGGTTCGCGTTCCGGTCCTAGACCTGCCAGACGCCCGGCGTGGCCAGCTCCTCCCACCGGCAGAACGCCCAGCACGCCAGCGTCGCCGCCACCAGCGGCCCCTGATCCACCGCCACCTTCGGATCCCACGCCTGCGCCCCAGCCAAAGGTCTCTGCTGCGCCGCCCGGACAGCGGCCGTCAGCGGCGGCTGGTCCAGGTGCGCCAGGCGGCCATCGTTCACGACGTCGAGGAACTCCCCGTGCGCCACCGCGACATCCTGCGCCGTCACCACGGTCACCAGGATCCCCGCCTCCCCCAGCGGCTTGACCAGCGTCCCGCTCTGCGACTTCGGGTTCACCACCACCGCTACCGGGTCGTGCCTCTCCCACAGCCCCGACATGCGCGCCACCGCGCCGCGCGGGTGGTCATACCAGACGAGATCCACGACCAGGCGCGTGCCGTCCTTCTCCCGGCCCGACGCCACGATCGCGCAGTGCTTCCGGTCCTCCGAGATGGCCGCCCCGAACGCGACTTCGCCGCTCACATCCGCACCTGCGGGGCCGCCGCCGACGCCCACGTGTCCTTCTCGATGACATCCCACCCCGGCTTCGCCACATCCGGCCACTGGCACAGGTACGCCCGGCGGAACTCCGGCAGGTCCATCAGCTCATAGTCCGCACGGACCGTCTCCTCCGACACGGTGATCCCCAGCGCGGGCATCCGCCGTCGCCACGTCTCCGGGTCCGCCGGATCCTCATCGTCAGCCGCCGAATACCCGATGTAGCAGCCGTTCTCCGTCACGCCCATCTCCGCCCGGGCCCGGCCGTCCTCGACCTTGCCCCGGAAATACTCTGACTTCTCCGTCCCGGCCGCGCTGACCACCCACAGCTGCGCGTCGCGGGTCATCATCGCCGGGCGCATCGCCTGCTCCAGGTGGTCATCGACCTGCGCCCACGCCTCGTCGATCACGCCCAGGTCGAGCACGTCGCCGTGACCGGACGTCTGCGTGTTGGACACCAGCCCCAGCATCGACCCGTTCCTGAAGATCAGCGCCTCCGACCCCGACCCCCGGCGGACGTCGATGAACGGCGCCAGCTTCGACCGGGCGATCCGCGGCCACCACACGTCCAGCAGCCGGTGCCGCGCATCCAGCCGGGTCTGCGCCGTGTAGGCGATCTGCGTCCCCGGCCTGCGCAGGCCACGCGCGATCATCATCGACAGCAGGTCAACCGTCTTGCCCTGCTGCCGCATCACCTCGATCACGACCTGCCGGTACGCGAACCGGCCCTCCGGCGTCTGCTCGGTCGTGACGGCGTTCGCCTCGTCCTGCCACGGCATCAGCCCAGGGCCCAGCGGCGTGCGGAACTCCAGCAGCTCCGCCGTCTTGCCGATGCCCGCCGCCAGGTTCGGCCGGCCGGTCGCCGGAGTGCAGAATCTAGGCTTGCAGAGCGCCGAAAAGTCCCGTGAGGTCGGCATCGGCGTTCCCGTTGGCCTTCGGCATCAGTTCGAGCAGCGTCTTGCGGAGCTCCGCGCCCAGGATCGCGTTGGACGGGTCGGCCCGGTGCGCCTCAGCCATCCGGTACGCCAGCTGGCGCATCTCGGCCGTCGCGTCGGTCACCTCGCCGCAGGACACGGGCGCGGCCAGTTTCAGCGCCGCGCAGTTGCGGCACAGCGAGTGATCGCCCGCCTTGTGCGCCCGGGAGCGGCGGACGCGGAGGGCCCCCGAATCCGCCAAAAGTCACCCTCCGTAACGTTACTCAAAGCGGCCGAATGTACGGCCATGGCTGCGGCAGTCGTGTAGTCACACTGTGACTACACGCGATCCGCCTGACCTGCGGCTTTGCGGTTCGAGTTGGTCGGGGATGGTAGATCAGCGGGTGGTCACTGATGGCCGGTCGATGGTCACCGGTCACCGGGCGGGTGGTCACCGGGTGACCGTGGTCACTGACCGTGACCTGTACGGATGGCGGCCATCCTTCGCCTGCCATCTATTCGCCCGCTACCTGACCGTCACCACTGCCGTCCTGGTCGCCTGCATCAGCGGGCCAGATGCCGAAGATGTCGGCATAGGCTTCCATGCTTACCGGGAGCAGGCGCTGCCACTTCACCTGCGCCACCGTCACCACTGCCGGGACCTCCATCTCACCACTGCCGGGAGGTTCGCCACGCCCGGGCGGGTCCGCCGCGCCTGGCGACGAGGATCGCCGTGGTGATGCGCTGGCCGTCCTTGCGGTTGCAGTAGCGGTGTGCCAGGCCGGCCAGGTAGCCGCTGCGGTCGGCGTTGTGGGGCAGGTCCAGGTAGTGGCGTGCTACGGACAGCGGCCAGTACGTCATCGGCTTGCGGCAGTGAGCGCACAGGTTGCCTGGCCTGTACTGCTTGAGGCGCCGGGTGCGTTCTGCCTGATGTGCTGCGCCGTAGCCGCGCTGGGTGGTGGTTCCCTTGCGTGCCCACCGCTGCCAGTCCTGGCGGGTGCGCGCGGCCATGGTCAGCGCCGCCTGGGTGGCTTGCATGTGCAGCAGCAGGCGCACGCTTTGCACTTGCCGCAGATCGGCTGCCCGCAGAACGGCGAGATGTCAGCCATGGTCAGCCCGCTCCGAAGCGGCGGCGGCTGCACCGGACCGTGCCGCGGCAGGCCGGCGGGTGAAGATGCAGCGCGCATAGCACAGCAGCGATAGCCGAACCTAGCCGGTTATCCGGCAGCCAGTGTCCAGGCAGGTCCCGGTGCTTCAGTGATCTGAATCCGAGCACCATGGTTACCTGGTGATGGTGCGGCCGGGGTGGGCTTCGGTCTGGGTTCACGAGATCTCCACCACCGGTTTGCCGTCTATGTCGTAGTCCGCCATGGGTGCCGTGACGTAGGTGACCACGGACCAGTCAGCTACCGAGAACACCTGAAGGTCCTGGCATTCCTCCGGTAGCGCTAGCAGCGCCGCTGCCAGTTCGCGCGCTGTCATGAGATCAGCGGGTGATGGTGCGGCCGGGGTGGTCTTGCGCTTCGGCCATGGCGTCGCGGATCCGGTCCTCATCGGACGGGTCGTCATCGGGTAGCTCGCCGAGTAGCACGGTGATCTCGCTGCCCGGGGGGAATGCCCTGTCCAGTTTCACCACGGCGACGTCACCCGCGATCGTCACGATGGTGCCGAGCAGGACGACCGTGTTGCCTGCCTTGTGCTCAGCCATGGTCAGGCTGCCCGGCCGCGGAACAGGCCGACGAGGTAGGCCAGCGCGATGATGCCGACCTCGACGACGAGGATCCACGCCTGCATGTTCGTCATGGTGCCTGCCTCTCAGAACAGCGGGGTCTCGGCCATGGCGGCGGGCGCGGTGTCGAAGTAGACGAGATCCCAGCCATGCCAGTCAGCGATCTCCGCCTCGGCCTGGTCGTCGTCAACGTGTTCCCAGCCATGGCCGGTGAGCCGGTACCAGCCGGGTTCGGCGGGCAGGTCAGCCATGGCGGATCTCGTCCTCCACGATGGCGTCTTCCTGCTGATGACCCATCGCCCAGCCTTCACACTCGTCATTCCCGCAGCTGCACGGCTCGGCATACCGGCCGTAGGCGTGCAGCTGGGCGACGGTCACGCCGGAACGTGCCGCGTACTGAGCCTCGAACTCGTCGCGGTCAGCCATTCTCCTGGTCCTGGTGGGCGAAGATGCGGATCTCGGCGCGGAGGACGCCGGGTTCGCCGTCGCTGGCGGACAGTTCGGCTATGGCGCCGTCCAGGTTCGCGGCGGAGTCGTCGCCGTCGACGATCAGCGCGTATCCGGTCGCCATGGTGTCTCCGGTGCGTTCGGGGGGGTGTGCGTCCGGCCCGGCACCGCGGGGGAGCGTGCCGGGCCGGCTGTACGCGCCGGGCGTGGTCCGCGAACGGGATGCTGGGAGCGCCGGACCTAGCCCGTTGAGCGGCTGCCCGAGGGGGGTTCGGGCATAGTGCGCCAAGGCCAAGTTACGTGACGACAACGGGAGACGTCTACCTTTCACGCCTGCCGGCGCGGCGTTTCCGCCGGAATCCACTTGGCCACGTCCGCGTGCAGCCGCTGCAGGTCGCCGATTTCATACACCGGGTGGCCGCGTCCGCCTTTGCTGCCCGGCGGCTGCCTGGTCTCGCCGACACGCCGGAGCCGGGCCATGCGGGTGACGGCTATGCGGAACCGGGCCTCGTCGACGGGCATGCCCGCCCTGGCGAACTCGGCGACGGCCTCGGTGATGGTCCAGCCCAGCCCGTCCATGGTCAGTCCGGCCATTCGCCGACGTAGGCGTGGACGCGGGGCAGGTAGCCGGTGATGCGGTAGACGACCTGCTGGTTGACGCCGTTGATGTGCAGGACCGCGCCGGTGTACGTGGCGCGCCATGGCGGCGGCATGCACCCGGTCGTGTCCAGCCGCGCGTTCAGCGCGAAAGCCTCCGTGCCGTCGGCGATGGCGCCGTGCCGGGCGACGGCCTGCAGCAGTTCACCGCTGATCAGGATGCGCGGGTCGGCCCGGTCGATGCGGATGGTGCCGTCGTCCAGCCGGGTGCAGATGCAGTCACCATGGGGAAGGTCGCCGGGCGGCGGCATCCCGTCCGTGGCGGCGAGCTCAGCCATGGGCGGCCATGACGACCCGGATCCGGGCGATGCCTTCCGTGCCGCCAGGACCTATGCGCGCGCACCGTGCGCGCAGCGTCGCGGTGCACGGCACGCAGGCGAACATGTGTATCCAGTCGTGCGTGCCAGGCTGGAAGACGACAATCTCGTAGCGGCGTTCATGCTGGCACCATGGCGGCATGTCGGCGCTTACTGCCTGACACGGGCCGGGGTCCTCGGAATCACGCGGGTCGTCCGGGGTATTGTGCGGCGGCTGGCTGTAGTCATGGTCGCCGTAGCGGCTGGCCGTGCACCCGGTCATGACGCGTCCATGGCGGCGAGGCGGGCGCGGAGCTGGGCGGCGGTCATCTCCACCGTGATGTCGGCGCCGGCGGCGTGCGGGTATGCCATCCACAGGGGCCACGCTTCCCGCCATTCCTCGGGGTGCTTGCCGGGTACCGATGCGACAGCGAGCATGGTGCTGGCTGGCAGTTCGGCGAGCGGCTTCGGGGCGAACGCTTCCCGGGCCAGCTCCACGGCGGCGTCGTGCGGGTCGCGCTGCACCCGGTCAATGAGAGCGTCAAGCTGGCCCGACGGCTCATCAGTCATCTCCAGGTGCGGCTCTTCGCCGTCGTCGCGCACGCTGACAGGGATGCCGAACAGCACGCCGGCAGGGTCCGGTATCCATGCGTCCGGGTCGGTGCGGTTGCCAGTGGTGACCTCGGCCGCAGCGCGGACCTGCCTGTACCAGGCGGGGTTCATGACCCAGCACGCCGCACCAGGGCGCCGCGCCCAGGCTCCTGCCGCGCCGTACACCTGCGTGCACAGCTCGATAGGGTCACTCGCGGATGCGGGGGACGCGGCGGTAGCCGCCGGGGGACAGGCAGACGACGGGGCGGCGGCTCCACCGCTCGCGGTTATGCGGACGGAGCTCGACCCAGCGGCGGTCGGCGTGGGCGGCTTCGATGCCGGCGGCGCGGCCGGAGATGACGCGGCCGCACTCGGGGCACCGGCCTTTCGCGTACTCCTGCGCGGCCATCGCACCGCCGTCACCCGGCTTCCTTCAGGCGCTTGCGGATCTTCATGCACAGATCGTGCGCCTCCTGGGCCGGGCGCTCGACCCACCGCGTGTAGGGCGTCCACTGCTCATAGGGCACGTCATA